CTTCAAATTCATTATAAACACTAAGTTTATCTTTGTCTATTTTTTTATTATACAAATGAGCTACTTTATATTTATTCTTCATAAATACATATTTTTGCCAATTTTTTGGATATTCCTTTGCAACTGTTCTTTTAAAATCTCTTATTGCTGTAAATGTCCATAGTTCTCTATTTTTAAATCTATATTTAGTTGACCAATTTGTATAAAATATTTTTCCTATATTACCATCAGTTTCCCAGTTTTTATTTTGTAAAACTTTTCCGTACTGTTTAGATAGTGCATAATTAGTATTTATGTTATTACTTGGTTTACATGTACCTATAAATAAATAACCTAAAGAATCAGGTAATTCAACTCCATCTCTATATTCAATTACACCTTTCCATAATTTTTTGTTATAAATCTTTATAATACTTTTTAATTTATTATTGTCTATATTTTTATAAGCCGGGTATTTTTCCTTAAACTCATTAATTAAGTCAGAATTTAATAACCCTAGTTTCTTTTCTCTATATCTAGGTGCATTTAAATCTGGCTTCTTAAAATTATTTATCATAGCTACATTTATAATTTACAAAAAAAACATCACTTATAAAAGTTAAATTGATAATGTTTATCATGGGGAAAAAGTTAATTCACAAATATTACCTTTTATAGGATCTTGAAGTTCTAATTTTCCTGATCTTTTATTTCCAACAAACTTATTATGTGTATGCCAATAATCTGATCTTGAAAGACTTGGTAAAGTTTTATGTATAAAACCTGTATTTTCATTAGCAGTTATATATTCAACTCTTTTATTACTATGAAAATGCCCAGTAAATAATGTTCTATTTTTAGACTTTCCCCATTTCATAGGAAACTCAGTTGCATAAACTAAAGGTGTATTTTTCTTATTAACGTCTCCATGTTCAAAAGCATTAAAGTTTTCACCATATGTATGAACCTTTCTTTCTCCATATTCTACATCCCATTCTATCTTATCACTTTTAATTGTTTTAGACAATGCATGTGCAAGATGAAATGAAGATAATCTATCATGATTACCTGGAATATAAACTACTGTAAGTTTTTCACAATATTCATTAAGATAATTTATAGACCAATGTATTGCATCAAATGCTTGAATATATGCTTCCGGAGCAGTAGAACTATTATCAACAAAAGTACCACTTGTTGTTGTACCATTAAAAGTATCCATGTTAATAAGATCACCACCAACAACATAAAATAAATTTTCAATATAGTGAGATGCAGAGGCTCTTGTAATAAGACTTATAATTGTATCTTCAAAATCTTTATCTATTGTATAGTTACCTTCTTTACCAAAATGTATGTCTTGTAATGACAATACACCACAAACTTTTATTTTATCATTTGAGTGTAGTTTTACTTTAGGTAGTTTATAACTTTTAGGTTTCCATTTGTCAATTAACTCTTGGATTAAAGTTTCATTATCAAATCTTTTCCTTGTTACTAATGCAGAAACTCTCCAATGATCTCCCATTTGTTTATTCCAATAACTGGAAAGCTTCCAAATATTTGTATCAATTTTTAAAAGTTTTACTATCTCATCTGCACTTTTTGGTTCTTTATCTGTTTTAGCTTGAAATCTTGCTTCTCCAGCTTCTATGTTTACAGCTTGTGTATAATCACCGTCTTCTTCTAATTTTTGAATTTCTCTTTTTCTACCGGCTTCATCTCTTAATTCTTTTCTTATCTCTAGCCATTTTTCAACTGATATACCACATCTTTTAGCTGAAATTTCAGGAGATTTTTTTTGTTTTAGTGACTCCTCCACTAATTGTTTTAGACTCTTCATGGATAATTTTATTTATCAGGACACGTAATATACAAAAATATTTTAACAATTTTTTTACTAAAAATAAAAAAGGGAGCTCTAGATTACTAAAGCTCCCCCAACGTTTGTGATAGAAAACCAACAAACCATCACTTGTTGTTATATTATTTAAGTGTTGTAAATTTTACTGCAACACTTGTACATTCCGCGCCTGTAGTACTACTAGCAACTATTCTTACAGAATATTCATGCAATGGATATAAACCTGTTAATACTTCTTGAAATTCAGATTCTACAGCATTACTATAAATCTGATACTGAGTTTCACCCGCTGTAATATCTAATATTTGAACTTGGAAACCACCTGCATTCTGAACAGCATATTGTGACCAAACTAACCTTGCAGATTCAGCTCCAATTTCAATAACATTTAATCCTAAAGGAGCATGAAATTGATCTGTATATGCACAATCATTCCCTGATACAGCTATTTGTACTAACTTCTGCATGGTAACTAACATATTTTCACCTTTTTCAACAGTAATACATTGACTGTTTGCAGATGTACTATTTATTAAATTTTGTATTGAAGCTTTTTGTTCTTCAAGAATATTTATTTGCTGTGTACTAGCATCAATTTGATCTGTTAAATTTTGGATCTCTAAAATTAATTCTTCACATGTTGCCATTTTACTTCATTTATTAATTTATACTATGATTCTGCTCCACATTGTTTTTGATATATTGCTTGCACTTCTTGTAAATTTGCTACAAGCTCTTTTATTTCTACAGAAAGCACTTCTATTTGTGAGTCAATTTCTTCTATTTGTTTTTCATATTGTGCAATTAATACTTCACCATAACAAAAAGTATAAGTTTCTCCACAGTGTATTACACATTCTTCACATATAACTTCTGAACATTGTGTACCTTGTGAACACTCTGTATATGAACATGGGGTGTTTAAAGCACTATCTTGACATCCGCAAGGTTTATTATTACATTTTGAACAATTACAACTCATTTTAATTTATTTTAATTTATTTTATCCTGGGCAAGCAGTTTCAGGTAAACCACATGTTGTATAACCTAATGCATTTAATAATCTTATTACTACTGGGTTATCTTCATTTCCTGCACTTCTTAATTGAGCCAAATAATTATTTAAGTGATATACAACTCTTCCGTTTCCAGACATGCTTTTATATAAACCTTCTATTTGTGTACCACCGGCAGTTGCAGCACCAAAATATGGATTCACTCCTGTTGCAACACCAGATAATAAATTACCTGTAACATCAGTAGATGTTTGTACACCATAATTAGCTGCAGGAATCATATTACCTGCATAAGCCGCTAAACCATGTAATATAAAGGCTTGATCTTTACTAGCACCTGCATCACCAAGGTTTGGATTTGTTACTGAATCATAATTAGCTAAACTAACAACATGATGAACTATTCCTTGAGTATATTCCATTTGACCTAACGCAAAACCTCCACTCACTAGATTTTGAGCCCATGCACTAACTTGTGAGTTGGTGGTACATACATCATGTAAAGTTTCATAATCATCTTTATACTCTGTAGTAGGTTGTAATGGTGGACCATTAAATCCAGTTGCCAATGAGTCCGCATGATAGTCACCTCCTGTTGCATTTCCAGTAAGAACAATTACAGCTGCATAATCTATAGTATCACTTACAGCTGGCCCTTGTCCAGCTGCAGGTACACCCCAATTACCAGGTACCGTAGATATAGTATCCCATGCAGGATTATGTGCATAACTTTGACCCTCATCTCTTATTGCTCTATGATATCCTAAATATCTACCACTTGTTGTAGGTAATACATACCAGTTAGCTGGATTTATTGATCCTATCCCACTAGGAGGGTTTCCACAAGCATTTTTTAGACGTACAATCATTGTATTAATTTGATTCTGCAAAGTTGCTAGAGAATCATATAAATTATCATTAAATGAACCTGTATCAATAAATACAAAAACAGGAACATCTTGACATTCTAAGTTTGTATCTGGATGTTGTAATTGCAATGGTACAGTATAAGTATTACCGTAACTTGCATTATAACATGCTGCACTTCCTGCCGGAGAAACTTTTAAATCAAATGTAACACCAAATGTATCTGTACCATCTGATGTATATACAAATTCATTACCTGGATTAGTTGGATTTAAAGTTTGAGTTTTTACAAGTTGACCAAATGCAGGTGTACTATCTATAGATATAGTTGGACCACCTTGACCTAAAATATAAGGAACTTGGAATCTAAGTATAGATCCAGACTCAGTACATCCAAGTAAATTTAAATCATCTACAAGTAAAAATGATGGACATTCACATGATAATAAAATTCTTTTAATTACATATTTTTGCGTAGTTGCAGCTGTATTAGGATTTCTTTCCCATAAAGCATAAAGGTATTTTTTTACACCTATTACTTCATATTCTCCTAAATAAAACCAGTATGAATCTGTTGTTGAACCCAGATATGACTGACCATTACTCTCTAAACTATGTTTTGATACTAACTGACCTGCAGGAGCCATAGATCCAACATCATAAAATGCAGAACCTAATGAAGAATTTGTATTTATATTTTGTCTTCCCATTTGATCTGCTATTACAGTTATAACTTTTGTAGCATAATCATATCTTAAAATTAAGGGAGACGAATAAATACTACCTGTTGTAGACGCATTTGTAGTATTTACAACTTCAAGTTTCAAATATGTTGATTCCATATTAGCACCTAATGCGGTTATTTCTGAATAATTAGTAATATCCACTGCTCCAGAATTATATTGTAATTTTTTAGATAAAAATCCTGCACTATTAGGGTTGTTTGCATCATCAGATATAAGAGAAGGATTCTGCCAATTTCTGCCATCTTCACTTACAGATGCTTTTATTTCTATGTCTGCAACACTCTCAAAATAACCACCATTAAGAACTTTATATGTAGCTCCTAATCCTGTAGGATTAATATTTTCCCATGAACCAGCTCCTGAAGAAGCATTAAATTCTACAAAGCTCTGTGGGGATGATGGAACTAAAGGCATTGTCAATGGACGAACATTATCTGCACCTGCTGTAGGAGTATCATTATTAGTAATTTCTTGATATATATCAGTAACTGAAAAACCAGGATTTCCACTACCGTCATCATTAGTTCTAATAAAAACTCTATTGTTTTGATTACCACCTTCTTCTGTAATTATACCACCTGCGTATATTAATATACCAGAACCTGCTTGTTGATTATATGATGCAATATTTTCTGCTACATCATTACATAAAGCACCTTGACCTTGAATTTGAGCTTCATCACAATCACTGTATGGAGCTGATCCAGTACCACTTGCTTTTAACTGAATTTTATAAGCTATGCCTGGTGATAATCCTCCTATAGTTATTGAATTTGCACCAAGTGTTGGCGTGTAAGTTTGTGTACTAACTGTTGCACCAGTTTGCATATTTATTAATAGGATCTGGTAATTAAAGTTAGGTGAACTTGCTGTATGATTAAAACCAACAACGGCATCTCCGCCAGGTGTAGCAGTTACAGTGAAGTTTGAAGGACAATATACATTAGATGCCGTTACAGCTGTTTTAACTACTTCACAGTTTGAACTTCCATCTGAAGCTTCTACTCTAGCAGTAACTGTAACAGTTAATGGAACCCCACTTACATCCAAAGTACCAAGCGGTGCTATATTAAATGTAGCGTTATTAAGAAAGGAGTTTACAAAATTAAAATTTGAATTAATTTGATTAACACCATCAGTAACAACGTAACTTGAACCATTATCAACAAAATTTGCTGGTAATTGTGAACCTACAAGACTCACATCAATAGATAAAACAGTACCATTAGGATCAGTATTAACTTGAGGATTTATAAATAAATCAAAACCGTCACAGGAAGCACTATCACAACAATTATTTTGAATATTAGTTATTGCAGTATGCATATCACATATTGCAATCCATTGATTTTGATTTATTTGAGCTAACGTTGAGGCATTACTTTGCCATCCTGGTATAGAACCGTAATTACCTGCTGTACCTGATAATACTGAAGTTGTACCAGTTATACATTGAGCAGATATTGCACTATTTATTTGTTGTACAGTTCCAACTACAGATCTATAACTACAAAAATCTTGTTCTAAAGCAGATAACAATGTAGAAGTTGGAACAAGTGTTCCTTGACCTTGACCATCTACAAATAAACATGAAGATAATATATCTGGATCAGAACTACCTGCTGGTGTACATGGAAGTACGCATGCTTCTAAAATATCAACTCTTGTTTCAAGATTTAAAATATTTTGATTTAATAAACTTATGCTTGCTATATTATCACATATTTTATTACCAATTAATGTTGCCCACTCATATACCGGAAGTTGAACAACTAAATCACCTAAAGGATCTGCATATTGTAAACATGTGGGAAGAGGTAAATCAGGAATAGTTCCACCACCACCAGATTGGTTACAAATATGATCAACAATTGCTTGAATTGTTTGGGTTAATGTTTCTGGAGTAGCTTCAGGTTGAATACATTTTAAATCTAAACCACTTAAATCTGGTTCACAACATGCTGCTTCGGCTAAATCACATATTTCTTTTGCAAGTCTTGCAATAACGTCACTTACCGTATCACCTGTACATAAATCAATACAGTCTAAATTAGGACCTTGCCATACAACACAATTAGATGAAATTGGTGAACAAGGTGATGTATTTCCGTTAACTGGTATCATAAATAAATTTTTATTTTGCTATTTCATTGTGTGTACAATATAATATACAATTTTTTTAATAATCTAACAAGTAGTATTTCAATTACATGTTATAAGTTTACTTTTAAATTCTTCTTTGTTTTCATATGATTTACTTTTTAAATCTTGCCAATCACATAAATATTTTTTTATAGTAGCAGATTGAGTATCTTGATAACAACATTTTGATATACCAAACCTATCTGCTTTAAAGTCTTTATATATTGCATCAGCAAAAACTCTTTCCGTTTCTATTTTTTTTACTAGATCAATTTCTTCTGATGCCATTTTTTCTTGCTATTTGGATATTTTTAGTTAAACTACTATTAAATCCTGTTTTTTTATTTTTGCTATTATACTTTGTTAAACATGTTTTGTGAACTAAAGAACCATCTGCTGCAGTTGTTTTTTGACATCCGCAAGAAAATCCTTTACTACATTCTTTACATTTACTCATTTTTTTTGGTTTTTAAATATTAACATCCTTTTGTTAAACAAGTTAATTTATTTAATTTTTTTAATGCGTAATTATATAAATCCATACCTTTTGATGGTGAGTTACAATACTCAACATTTGCTACTGCAGCATCAATTAACGTCTTTATAAAATGCATTTCATCTAATAATTCTTTTTTAGTAAAGTCAGGTTCACAAGGATGTACATCAATATTACATAAAACATCATAATAAATACACATAATTTTACAAATTCTTAGGGTGTTGTATTCTACATATACTTTATCATTTGGTGAAACACTGTATTTTACTATATATACACCATCAGGTAATGAAACATTTTTTGTACCGCAATCTTGTGTTTGATATTTTAAATCACATCCATTTAAATGTAAACTAAAATTTGTAGTAGTAGGTTCTATTAGTACAGGAGCATTAAATCCCGGTACTGTAATTAAAATTTCAGGACAATCAACAGGTATCAATGAAGAGTATTGACTAGTGTCTAAAATTGACAGAACATCACAGTTTGCCGTCTTGGGAATTTCTAAACTTAAGATATGTTTATCAGCCATGGAATATGGGTTATATTATATTACAATTATAATATACAAAAAAAACTAGGTATAAAAAAGAAAAGGTGGACAAAATCCACCTCTTCTATAATTTATGATATTTAAGAATTATTACTTTTCTTGTTCCTTTTCACCTTGGCATAGGAATCTTTCAATTTCTATACCTGTACCCATTTCATTTAATAGATCTCCTAGTTTTGAAAATGAATCATTCATAAAGTCATCTCCATCACTTCCTTGCTCAACAAAGAAATTGTATATGTACTGATCATTATCAAATACTCCTGTTGGGTTATTAAACCTTGGAACAGAATGTTGAAGAGTATATACTTTGTATAAAGAACTTCTATCAACTGCATTAATAATATCAGAGCTATGCTCAATTTCTCTCATTCTAGAAGAATCTTTAGCACCTTGACTTAATGGATTTTGTCCATATCTTTCAGTCATTATTAATTCTCTAAGAACTGTTTCTCCTGATGTAGTAGCCATTCTTCCTGGTGTTCCAACAAAAACTCCACAGTCGTTACATGGATCTCCTGTTTCATCAAGAACTGACATTATAATACTGATTGGTTCTAATTCATAATGATCTCTAGTATCAAAAGAACAGTTACCAAATTTAGTATCTACATATCCACTTACTACTTTTAATGTAGCAGTCATGTTAACATCAGTTTCTGGAGAATCAGTAGGAGTGTAAGTTCCATCTAATACTTCAGCAATTGTAAATACTGTACCACCTGGGTTAGCTGTTGTAACAACAACAATTCCACCATTTGGATCTTCTTTTACAAAAGGAGAAATTAATGGATCTCTAAGTAGCATATCAGCAGCCTTAGCTAATGCAACAGCTGGATCTAAATATTCTTGTTCTGATCCTGGAGTTCCATCACCTGGGCTACAACATAAAGAAGGAACATCTCCTGCAGCAGCATCACCTGAGCTATCACCGATTGCATAAGCATTATGATTTAAAAATCTTAAAGCTGGAGATCCTTTGATATCCATTCTTAAGAATAAATTTTCACCACATGGTGCACATTTGTGACCTACAGTAATTTGTGCACTTGGTAAAGCACCTTCATCTATTTCTGTAATTCTTAAACCAGTAACGTATCTTGCATTGATACCTTTAGTTTTAGCTGTTTCAGTATAACCACCATGACCTGGGTTATTACCAATTTTATCTTTTGTAGATGTTAAAATGGTAGCACCTGGTTCAAGGTGTAAAGAACCTACAGCAAAATAACCTGGCCCTCTGTCTCTAAAAGACGCTGGGACATCATTTGCTATCCAGTTTTTTTCGTAAACTCCAACTTGTCCAGCTGTTAATTGTTCAGTTGCGGTTTCTTCAGATCCTTTTAATACAAGGAAACTTTTTTTAAACGCATGATTAAAATATGACATAATAATTTGTTTTTTTTGTTAATAAATAAAAATTGTACTATTCATTTGTATAATACATATATAATATACAAATATTTTTAATATATACAAACATTAATTTGATCTTTCTGCAGCTTGCTGATCTCTTTGAGATTGACTAAATTCACTATAGTCACCTGCAAGTATAGCTGCTGTTTCATCAATTATCAATTCTACAACATCATCCTTAAAATCAGATTCAACATCTACCGGAGGAATTATACCTGTATAAGGATTAGCAATTCCAGCAAATTCTATATAAGTTGGTCTTTTATAGTATGTTAAAATTGGTTTTACAATTGTAAAATCTTTGTTTTTGTATATTCTAATTTTGTTATCTAATATTGTACAAAAAGTTTCAGCCCAAGTAAAATCAGGTCTTTTAAGAGGATCTCTCATAATAAGATTAACGTTTGCTTCTTCTGATAAGTATACTGTCATAACTCTAGGTTCTGGACAGCATTCATCTTTTGCATGTGCTGTTACTCTTTTAAATTCAAGATATTCATCAACTGGAAAATTTGTGGTCTCAAAATAATCATCTTCTTGAATACCGTTTAATTCTAATTCTCTAAGAAGCGTTTGCATATCATCAATTCTTCTTTTAGAATATTCATCACCTTCCTTATAGATATTTCCTCCATGAAGCTGCCTTCTTGACCATTCAACTTGAGCTTTATTGAAAGCTTCAACTATTTGCCAAGTTTCAATATTATCATAGTCATTACTAGCTAACTTATTTAATCTTTGTTTTACTTTTAATTGTACAGTTTGATTATTCATATCTTATGACCAGTATGGTTCAACTTTTTTCATTATTGAATTTAAAGTTTCTTCATGTTCTGGGTTTTTTAAAAATGTTAAAACTTCCGCTGGTCTTTTTCCTAATTTTATTGCACTATCAAGTGTTTCAATCCATCCACTTTGTTTTGGTGTAATAAATCTATAAAACATTGCATCTTTTATAAGGGCTCTTATTTTTAAATCTTCCATGTCTGATTTACAGGCTTCTAAAAAAGATTCTGCACATCTCTTTTTATTTGATTCACCACCTTCACCGTTTATAAATAAATCCATATTTTCATATAAAACATCTACCGGAGTACCTTTAGTGTATTGTGTGCTATCAATATCAACAACTTTAGCAACATAAAATAATTTATTATTATTTTTTTCATATAAATTTTCAAGTTTAGATAATGCTTTATTTCTTAACTTTTTATATTCAGTTCTTGTTGATACTGTTTCTTCTAATTGATCAAGATAAAACTTCTGTGGATTTGGACTTTTTTGTAAATCTTTAAATGATTTTGCAACAATTGAAAAACCACCTGCTTTTATTGCATAAAGTTTAATTAAATCATAAGGATCTTTAACAGGATCTAAAAATACAGGTTCATTACCACATCTAATACTAATCTTAGACCAAAACTTATGATTATCAGGTTTTAATAATGTAAGCTTATTCCAAAATTCTTTATCTTCAGGATCAACTATATTAGCTGCTAATTCTGCTTCTAATTGTGAAACAGCTTTTCTAATTGCTTTTATAGCTATTTCTTTTTCACCTGGAGGTAGTAATTTAATTTCAGGAGCAAATTCATTTAGACCAGTTACGTATCTTTTTACTCCATTCATTTCTAAACATGCTAAATTCTCTTCATGCCATACTCCATCATGCAAAGCCATTCCATAATTTTCTAATCCCATATTTTGTTTATCAGAATTAAAATAAGGACGTATTGCTAAGGTACTGTCTTTTCCTTGCTGGTATTTTTCTACTATTGTGTAATCTTCTATTGTGCTTTTCATTTTTATTTGGTTTTTAAATTATTAATTTAACTCAAAAGTACATAATTATGTACATTTATTATATTAATATTTCTATTAGTAAGTTTTACCTTACTAATAAGTTATTTGAGTTAACTATTTGGGTTCCTCTGAATTTTCTTGCATAACTTGATCAAAAGTAACATATGTTTGAAAAATAGTAGACATAGCTGCTTCAAGTGCCGCTTCATTCAATCCTATTTTGTTATAATAGACCGCTGAATAATTTACAACACAGTCTCTAATATCGGCTGCTTTACTTTCTAATTCTTCAGCAGCAACTTTAAGTTGACTAACCGCATCTTGTCTTGATTGAATTCTATTATCAAGAGAATCTAACTGCTGCTGTAACTCAGCAGATCTAGCTTCATAAACTTCAAGTAATTTATTTAGAGCATCTATCTCAAGTTGCAAACTTGCTAGTTCTCGTTGATATTCATCTATACTTGCTTGTACACTCGCAATGTCATTTCTTAAACCTTCAGCTTCTTTAATTGCTTGTTGACAGTCTTCATTTGGTTCAGCTTGTTCTGCACAACCAAGTTTTTCTTGTAAAGATTTGTTTTCATCTAAAGCTTTATTCAGACTAACTAATTCTTCAGAGGCAGTTTGCAAACTTTCTGATACAGATTGATAATCACTCTCTTTATCTTTCAATTCTGACTTTGTATCGGCTACCTGATTCACACTTTGTTTATAATCATCAGTTACACTATCCCTTTCTTTTTCAAGAGGAGGTAGTGAATTTTCTAAACTTTTCTGTTCAACTTTAGCGTCAGAAGATTGAACCAACGCTAGACCAAACGCATATAGCTCTGGTCCTATTGTAACTTCATGATTTGAGCTAATAATTAAAGCAGGTCCTTCAAAACCTTCAGTACCACATAAGTCAGCATTTGGAGATCTTAAAGTTTCTAAGCACTCATTTTCTTCACTGCAAAATACAGGAATACCAATGACATACTTAAAACCAACGCTTGCACCATGTGCTATTGCTTGATCTACTGAAACGTAAGTTGGAACATTCATTGCTCCACCACCAACGTTATTCACATTTATTAAATTTGCAGGTGCATATTGACCTTTCGGTTTATTACTGAAAGTTCCTATTCCTGGATTTCCTTGATTTATGGCTTTTTTTCCTGTTAGATATTTATAAGCCGGTCCTCTGTTATATTTTGGATTTTTTGGCATAGTTTCTAAGTTTTAAATATTAATAAAAAAAAGGGGAGAAGTTAATCTCCCCCTAATTAAGATTTGTTAGAATGATCCTCCAGTAACTGGATTTCTCATTACAATTTTTAAAACCTTAGTTGGATCTTTCACCCATATAGCAGGCATGGTTTGTGTCATCATAACACGGTATCCATTAAAGTTGCCTGATGATGCAAATCCTTGAGTTCTTCCCATGTAGTCCATAGTACCATTTTGGTAGAACCATTTCAATGCATTATCCCATGATAACTTCAATAAGAAAATGTTGTCATTTCCTTCATCGGTTACATCAAAAATGATAAAGCTAAATGAGCTTAATGGTCTTCCATCAATTAATGGATTCTCAATATCATTTGTATGTAAGTTATCAAAAGCAGGGTTAAGTACAAACTTAACGTTAGCTAAGAAAGGAATAGTAAAGCTAGTATAAGCAAAACCAAAGTCTAAGTCCATTCCTTGCCCAGTAACTGCACCAATGTCAGTTGCATTCTGAGTTAAACCTGAACCGTATACTTCATTAGCAATAGCTTTATTAATCATTTGCATACCACCAATACCTGTTTGAACAACAAGTTTTCTCTGTGGGTCTGGACCTTTAAATTCAACTTTACCTTGGTAAAAGTTATAAAGTTCAGACTTAAACATATCAAGAGAAAAAGATGATTTGTTATATACTCTTTTAAATGAGTTATCAAGCTGTGACCAAAGACCAACAGATAATCTGATATCATCTGGACCATCTTGCTTAATTCTACCACCTTTACCCCACATAAGGTAAGTCTCAATATCATTTGCAATTTTAGATAAATGAGCTGCTTCCATGTTTGTTAAGAATGTACGTGTTAACGTTCCATTTTCAAACGCATCTCTAGCACCTGATTTACCCATGCTTCCTACTAAATCTTCAATTGAAGATACAGAAGGATTATTAGGATCTTGGTCAAAATTTCTCCAGATCTCTGTTACAGGAACAGTACCATCTGCATTCATTCCACCTTTAATCATTAGATCAGCTCTAGAAGAAATTGAATAATGTACGTGAGCTTCAGCACCACCAACATAGTTATAGAATTCTCTGAATCCAGAACCTGTTTCAATGTCACTAAATCTTTCACCATACTCACCTCTTGCAGAACCTTTTCTAAAGTATTTAGTTCCTTCTTTTAAGTATAAAGATGCATCTAAAGTAGCTGCACTATTATTGTTTACTAACTGTACAGTATATACCCATCCGTCACCAGCTTGGATAATATCATCAGCAGTAATATACAATTCTAATCCATTGTATTTGTCATAGGTGATAATATCACCATGACCAAATGCTCTTTTAGATAATTTAATTTTAAATGTTGTACCATCTATACCAAGATTTTCTGATCCTTCAATGTTACAAACTACGAATGGTAAATCTTGAGCAACAGGTGTCTGCCATTTGTATTCACCTCTTGCATTATCTACCAAAATTGTATTCTTTCCACCAAATGAAGCCATTTGATATAGAGGCATTTCAACTTTTTGAGTCATTGCCCATAAATCAACAGGTCCCATGTCCATAGGCTCGGCAGAACCAAGCATATTAGTCAAGTGATAAGAATCAACATGAGAACTAGCTTTGTAACTAGTGTCTCTTAGGAATATTCCATTATTTAAAACTGGAGTTGCCATAATTGATTGTTTTTAGTTATTAATTGTTTATTTGTTGTTTATATTTAATTGTTAATTAAATGCGTTTAAATATGTTTGTTGCTCTTGGTATCTTTCTTTTAGATGACTTAGAATTTTTTTCTTCTTGTTGAACACCTAAAGAATTTCCACCAGTATTTGACTGTTCTGTTTTTAGTTTACGTACAGTTTTTTCTACAGCTCCTTGTGCACCTTTTTCCATAACCTTTGCCTTATATCCATTAGGATCAGACAATAACCATAGTGCTTCTGATATCAATGTGTAATTTGGTTCTACAAATTGATATTTTTCTAACAGGTGACCTAATAAGTTAGTGTTTTTTCCACTTACTGATGGATATGATGGTTGAACTAAACCGTTATATAACATAGACTGTGTTTTTTTATCTAGTTTAATTTCACCTAATGTTCCTTCTTTTAAAGTTTCATAAACACTATGCATGTATTGTTTAGATGCGTTTTCTTGTTGTGCTTTTCTCATTTCTTGTTCTTGCAATTTTCTAGCAACAACCTTTTCTTGCATCTTATCTAACTTAGGTTTAAACTTTGAAGCTTGTTTTTCAAGATTTCCTAAATCAGCCCAAACTTCAATTTCTTCTCTAATTTCTTCATCATTCCCAAAGCCTGTAGCTTTTAGATATTCTGTAATAATTTTTACTTGATCTCTTTCACTTTTAACATCTAATGCTCTGCTTTCTTCAACACTTGCTAAAGTTGCAAATAGACCTTTCATATCCTGACCTCCATCAGCAACATATCTTGCTGCTATCTGTAATTCAGTTGGTAAACTTTCAAAGAACTGTCTTGGAGTTTCATTTCTAACTTGATTTGCTTTTTCTTCCAGGTTAGCTTCTATCAACTCCTCAAAATCTTTTGCTGAGTATTCTTCAAGAGGTTTGTCATCATCAAAAGGAACAATTTTATCCTCTTTTATTAATTTAGAAAAAACATCAGATATTCCACTAATTGTTTTTCTACCTCTTTTAGGTTTATCCTCTTTTTCTTCTTTAGGCTCCTCATTTAATGCTTCAAATACTTCATTTACTGCTTCAGCAGTTTCAGTTTTTGATTCTTTTACATCTTCAGCAGCTTCTGTAACATCTGTAACTTCTTCAGATACTACTTTAGTTTCTTCTTTGGTTTCTTCTGTAGTAGGTTCAGTAAATGAAAAATCTACTTTATCCTGTCTGGTAAACATATTTGGTTTTTTTTCAGATTCATCTGGTACCGTTATGCTACTAGCATCTGCTCCAAATATCTCATCAATATCAATGTTTACTGTTTCTACTTTTGTATCCACGGTTGCGTTTTCTGTACTCATAATATTTAGTTGGTTTTATTATTAAACAATGTTTACATATACAATATAAAAAATCTTTTCTAAATTAAACTTATTTAATTTTAATTAAAAAATCTTTTTGTGCAGTATATAGCTATAATTCTAAAGGGTTATTTCTTTTTGTCTTTTTTATCCTTTGGAACATCATATTTATTTTTATTTTCTCTTGCTATTTCTAAGTTTTTATTAGCTACATCTCTTTGTGCTAAAATCTTTTCTCTTTCAATTTGCATTTTATCTTTATCTAAAGAACTTTTTATAGCAAACTGATCTCTTTTCATATTCATTTGATCTTGATACTGTTCACTTTTTTGAATTTTTTCAAGACTATCCATATAATCAGACTGTTTATTTTCATTAATATCTTGCATTGCTCCATATCCAGCAGATCTAATTTCTGCAACAGTTATTTTATTTTGTCTTTCTTTATCAGCTTCCTGTTGTTGCATTTGAAGTTTCATTTGCTCTTCTTGCTGTTTAGCTTGAATTTGCTGTTGTTGCATTTGCTCTTGTTGTTGCATTTGCTGCTGCCTTTGCATTTCTTGCTTCATTTCAGCATCTTTAAGAATATCACTAACTTCAGCTATTGACTCTGCTTTTATAATATTACCTAGATCATAAATACTAGCACCTGTTGTATTATTTGTAAGTGCCATTTGTTTTAATTGATCTAAAATAGCTCTATGATTTGTTCTAGTTGTTGCAAATACATTAAAATCTCTAAGTAGTAAGTCTGTACCATTTATAGTAAAGTTTACTTTTTCAGCTTCAGAAGATATATATTGTAATCTTACACTTGGATTAGTGCTATAATAAAATTGTGCTAGATCTGTTCTCATCTGGTGAACTCTAGGCATTAGATTATCTGAGTGATTATTAAAATAAGTCTCTGTTTGTGCATATGATTGATTCATTGCTTGAACAACTCCTGTAGCCGTTTGCTGTGCTACAGGTGCTCCAAGTCTTTGTGGATTTACACCTATTGCATCAAAAGCTTGTTGTTTAAAGTAATTAGCAAGTTGTATTCTTGACATTAATCTACCACTCTGCTCCATATTAAGAGTTTGATAGTGATTAAAATTAGTAGCGTTTTCTGTATTGGTAATAGAAGTATCTAAAGGTAGCATTTGGAAGTCTTTCATTGCTACATAAGCTTTAGCATAATTTGATTTACCCCAATCTTCACCCATTGAATGACGTGGTAAAGCATTTTGATCAAACATGATTACTGTACCTAATTCATCAACTAATATGTCAGCTATTTGATTATTTACCATATTGTATCCAACTTGATAAGCTTTCATTAAATCAACTAATGATGTTGATTTAGTATTTCTATCTGAAAACACTCTACCTTCTACAGGTAATTTGCAACCGTATAAGTTATTATCTCCTTTAAATTGGAAAGGAACTCTTCCTGGTACTGTTCTATTAATTCCTACATATATAGGATTTACATTGTCTCCTACATTTGTTCTCCAAAACCCAGGTAAATTTGGACCAATCTTTACACCACCCCACACTTCATTTATCCAAATCCAATCAATATGTTCTCCTTGTAATAAATTTTCCTTCTTTTTATTTTTAAATATTGATGTGTCATAAACAGGCTTTTCTGTCACCTTATAAGTTTCATCTATAATTTCTTGTATGATTTCTCCATCTTCTTTAATTCTTGTAAGATGTCCTACTTTTCTTTGAGTTTTCCAATATACTGTTGTAACTCTCATTAGTTCTCCATCACCCCATGTTCCAACATCTTGACCTTCATCTAATATTTGATTTAGTATATCACCACCTCTTGCTGGATCATTTGACCAATTACTTACATATTGTCTATAAGGTAATCCAGGCATATTAGTATTCCATTCATGAGATTTAGAAGGATCATAATATGTACCATCATTTTGATATCCATTTACTTGATACATTGCTGATTTAGCAGGATAAATCTTCTGTAAAGACTTTAATTGCTTTTCATCCATTAAGTATCCATATTTATCTATGACATCCGCTACAGTCATTAAATCAACTTTACCTACATAGTTACCATCAGCAATATATCTTACATCTGGTGATTTTTGATAAAATGTTAATACAGGATTCCATAATTCAATATCATAGTCATCTTCCATCATTTTAAAATGCCAAAACTCTCTATCAGTAATAAGCATATCACGGAATGCTCTTTCTTCAAGTTCATGCATTTTGAATCTTTCTTCATCAACATTTAATTGATGAGACGCCCACTCTTCAACCATACTTCTATAGTCTTTACTAAAAAAGTCTTCTATTTCTGGTAATGATTTAATTTTATCAGGGCTAAGTTCTTGTTGTGCTTGCTCAGATTCTAAAGAAACACCCATCTGAAGCATTTTAGCAACAATCTTTGCTGATGCATCTGCCAATAAATTTTCTTCAACCATGGCTCTTTTCTGCTCTAGCATTTCATTATATGATAAATCATCAACAGCTCTAAACTGAACTTTTGTAAATCTTTTAGAAAATTCACCACATAATACATTTACAACGTTAGGTATAATAGGATAGAATTTTAATTCTAATGCTGATTCATCTTCTTTAGTAAGCACATCCATTAAATTGGACATTTCATTTGCTTCATCAATTATATAATCTGATTTATCAATTATACCTTTTGCTAATTTGTAATTTTTTAAAAGTTTTCTGGCATTAAGTTTTAAAAACTCCATTCCTTGTAGTTCAAGCCAATCTATATTCCAAGCTGCCCAATCTGCATTTTTCTTCTTACTAGGTAAAAACTGTATGGGTTGTGTTAAGCTTGATGTAGTAGGGTAACCTTTCTCTGCTTTAGCACCACCTTTTAATTGCATTGCGTTTAATACTTTCATAATTATCTTAAGTTTTTAAATCCAGATCTTTTAACTTTTTTGTGCGTACTTGTTTTACGTCCAAGGTTTTTAAAGGGACTATATTTTAATTTATACAAATTTTGTGAATTTTCCAAAGAAATCTTAGTATCAGATTCTTTTCTTTTACTATATCCTCTATTTGCTTGTTGAATCTTTGAAAATGCAACTAATGCAGAAAATGCAACCAATCTATCTACATTGACTCCAGGTTGATAAGCTAACATTTCTTTTAGTAACATTGGATCCGGTATTCTATCAATACCTAATACTTTTTCTACGGTATCTCCATTATCATCCATTTTCTCATCAATCTCTTCTCTTAAAAATTCAATAGCATATGATATTAAATGACTCTTAAATAAAGTTCCTGTATTTTTCCAACCATATTCTTGAAACACATTAGAGTTAGATCCTAAATCTTTTAAAAATACCATTTGCTGTCTAGGAACTAAATACTTTTGTTTCTTTTTTGATATCATATAGTTTATAAAATGAGATATATTATTTTCCACAACGGTCCATGCGTTATACCATTCTATAATTTTTTCTAATTGCTCATGTGTCTTGTTGATATCATCATATCTACCACACCATGCAGCAACAATTTTATCTTTCTCTACAAATGTTTCTATTTCCCCATAACTTTCTTTAGTTACTTCAACTGGATTTTTATATACAAAAATACTACATAATGAATCAGATGTTGTAGTCTTACCTTCTGATACGGGGTCAATAGATGCATAATACATTGAAAACTCTGGATTTTTTACAGGTCTTTCCCATACAACCAAGCATCCAGTTTTATCATGCATTTTTTTATCTACAGGAAATCTACTTATAGGTAGTTTATTAGTTCTTTTTGCTACTATACCCTTCTCATCTCTATCTAAAGTTAAATGTTCAAATGAGTATTCTTTTCTTTCTATTTTTTTTAATTGTTTAGATATAATTGCTTGTGGAAATATAGATTCTTTTCTATATGCAAATGCTTCTGAAATATTTGTTGGCTTTTGAGATATTCTTAATTGATATTGTTCTGGAGTAAGTTCATTCTTCCATCTTTCCCTTTCAACACGTATAGCATCTAAAGCCTCTTCTATTTTGGAATTACCATAATCATCTATATAAGGTGGCATTGACCATTGCTCTGGTATAAAAAGCCCAGCATTTGCAATAGTCCCATCAGCATCCATAAGATCAGTTTCCACTTGATATATATCATTAGCTTTGGGATTTAATATCATTTCTTTTAGTGGATTACATTGATCTAAATCACCCACAGATCCGGCAGCTATAAAAACACCAGTAGTCATCATTCCTGAACTCATTGCTGGTCTAAGATATTCATAGGTATCCATCATTTTAGGTGCTATACCGGCTTCCTCATGGAAAAAGAGAGTTGTTGGACCACCAACACCAGTAGTTGCATTTTTTTCAAATGAAGCTCCTTGTATCTTTGATTTTAATCCTCTTGTTGTTTTTCTATTACCAACCCTTACTTCAATTTGTTGTTGCCATAATAAAACTTTTTCTGGATTACTTGGCCTATACCAAGCTGTATGCTCATTTAAAAAATCCCTATACTCATTTAAAAATTTCCATGAACCTTTATCATTTATATAATCTTTTAATGAAGCTCCTATCTTACAAACGCTACCTTCTTCAAACCAATACTGATTTATTATTTTAGCCATATGAAAATAAGATGATGCAATCTGTCTTTTCTTTAATATGGCACAATGTTTATTTTTAAGTTCTGCTAATATTTCATATAATGCCATATGATATTGAGCATCTCTTACTTTTGCAAAACCATATTTTTTTTCTTCTTTGTCATAGATAGGTAAAAAGTTTAACCACATATAATAGTCTCTTGTCAAATACCATGTTACTTTACCATGTGTATATATGACTCCATTTATACATTTTTCTTTTTCTTTATTCCAGTACTTTAAAAAATCTTTTGATTTAAAAGGACTTGAGCAATAGTAACCATCTGTATTAAAGTTTCTAGCTTCTTGGTTAAACTTAAATGCGTAATCATCAAATTTATACTTTCCAGGTTCTTTGAATAAATCTAATAAAAAATCAACAAAGCTTTCGTCAGATTGAAATGTAGTATAATCCCATTCACCATCTTTATATGTTGGTATTTTTCTTATCATTCATCTGATAATATTGCAAATATCATATCATTAGAAATAATAAAATGTTCTTCATCATTATGCTTCATTGGAATTAAATTAGCATTTTCTGAATACTTGACTGTATCACCAATATTAATATGATTTACAGCATCTCCAACAGCTATTACATGTGCAATATGTTCTTTGTTAATTGTGGTTTTTACAATATTAGTTCCAGGAAAATATTTACTTACTTCTTTTTCCTTTATTAATAACTTGTTCCCTATTGGTTTTACTTTCATTTTTTTTATTTTTTAAGGTTTCTAAATCTTCCCAGTATATAAATATATAGTCTCTATTATTTGACATAAACTCTAAAATAATTTTTTTCCGCCCAACTTGATGATAGTATTAGTTTAGATTTATTTTCAATTTTAGAATGTGCTGTATTATGTACAAATATAGTTCCAGGATTTATATATCTTACCATTTTTTCAGGAAATGTTTGCGGAAATAATAGAGAATTACTAAATATATAGTCTGCTTCTTTTACTAAATTCATGTGATCAAATATATCCCCATGTACAATCTTATATTTATCTCTAAATTTCTTTTTTGTAACATCTATTTTGTTACATATTTCAAATCTTTCTAAATTTTTTTCAATACCTGTAACTTTTACAGGAAAACCTGTTTCTCTAAAATATTCATCTATACCACGTGCAATTAAACCATAACCACTGCCTATATCAAGAAATGATTTCTTTTTATGTTTTTTCATGTGCTCAGCAATTCTAATTATAGAAGGTGCTGTCATTTCACCATATACATCAGATTTATCTTGTTTTGTTTTCATAATTTTAATAATTTACATTTGATCATATGCTAAACCTTGACCTCCTCTAACAGAACTTTCTTGTTCATCTTGTAGATCTTTATAAGCCCCTTTAAAAGACTGCCTTATTGCATCAAAATCTTTTGCTACTGCCCTTATTTGACTAATATTACCATCTCTCCCATCAGTAATTTGTGTATTTGCCATATAAGTAGCCATATTATCTAATGCTTTTTTTAAACCTAAATATGCACGATGGGTTGGTGTTTCATATAAAGCTTCACATCTATCTAAAGCAAATCTAATTTTAGGATCTTCTGGTGATTCTTCTAAACCACACTCTTCAATTATTATATCTTCTTTATCTGCTTCTGGTAAATGAAAAAAAGGATTCATATCCGGATTAGGACACGTCATATAAAATAAATAAGTATATATAGACATATGTGTATTGGGATATTCATCCATGATATCTTTTAAAAAATTTAAGGTATAACAATGCTCAGTTGGTATAACTTTTTCATTTTGAATATCAAACAGTTTTGTTATCATTGTTATTTATTTTTAAACCATTTTATAAGTGTATTTACTTCATCTTTTAAGTAAGGTAACTTATATATTTTAATTTCTTCTATAACTGGCTCTCCATCAATATGTTCATTTATTGGATATCCATTTTTATCTTCACCTAATTTTTTAAATCTAACATGTTGTATTTTTAACTCTCCTATTTTAAATTTAGGATTATGTTTTTTTATAATATATGCATATATACTTAATTGAAGATTATAATGATTTAAATTACAATCATCTAAATGATTAACCGGTGAAAACATTTTAGATGTAATACCTTCCCAGTTTTTAAAACCTTTTTCTTTTATTTCTTTATTAGTTTTATAATCAGTAATATTTATACTACCGTTAATTATTTCAACTAAATCTGCTTGACCACATAAACCAATTGATTTTAAATAAACCAAATGTTCAGGGTATAAACCATTTTCTAATTTTTGATCAGAGGCTATTTTTATACCATTTTGATCTATTATTGGTTTTATTATAGGTAATTCAATACCGTTTCTTTCAATTGTGTTACAATCTAGAATATCACGCTCTCTTTGATTATGATACCAATTACCTAATGTAATTGCTCTATTGGTTTCACCATCCCAAGCAGCTAATATATCTTTTTCAGACATTTTATACCATTTAGATCTTTTATTTTTTGAAGATTTTTTTGCTTGTGATTTTGCATTAAACTTAGGTTTGAACATGCTTATAAATGAAGTAACACTAGTCCAATCTATGCTATCCTCATTTATACTTTCATAAATATGACCTTCTTCTTTAAATAATATTGACATCTTTTAAATATTTTCTTAGGTTATATCCAAATTCTTGATCATTTGGATAATCAATATGCAGCTTTTTGATTTCCACTATTAAATCTTTTTCTTCATAAGAAACAAGTTTAGTTTTATCATCTATAACAATTCCAGTTTTAGGTTTTTTAGGTATGGTATAATGTTTTTTATACCCATAATCTTTATTCTGTCTATATTCATTCAGGGTTCTCTTCTTTACCATTTTCTATTAATTGTTGTGTTAATAAATCTTCTTCTTCTTCAGTTAATAATGCATGCCACTTACCTTGAGGGCAATCTGATGATAAACTCCTGGTTTTTAAACCTAAAGTGCATCCACAATCTCCACAACAAGGTTGTGTTCCAGGCATTAAGCAATGTGTTCCTACAGTATCTAAAAAAGAACATTTTTTACATATACTCATTCTTAGCTCCGCTTCTGCTTCAATATGCTCTTGCTTAAAGATTTTATTTTTAAAGCCTTCAAGGATCTGTTTACTTGATTTTATTGCATTAAGATATTTCTTCAACGTCAAAATATTTTTCAAGTGTATCTAATCTATCATCTGCATCTGCTAATAGATTAAGAGCAGTTGTTGCATCTTCCATAAAATCATTTGCAGTATGATCTCCAATACCAACTGCTTGATTTTCTAAAAGATCTAATGCCATTAATGCTTTTTCTTTATCTGCTATAGCTTGAGCTGATAATGCATTTATTATTCTACTTTTTTTCATTTTTAAATTTCTTTTTTTCTTTAATTAAATTATTTGATATGGATAATATATTTTCCATTTTATTTATTTTATCTTTTATAGCTAAATGTTTTTCATATCCGTTTATTGTATTTTTTTCTAAATTACCTAAATTACTTTTACTTTTCTTTATAGATTTTTCTAATCTTGTTTTTCTAATAGTAAAAGTTCCTAATCCTGTTATATTAATATTAGGATATGTTAAATCTGATAAATTTTTTCTAACCTTGGAGTAAAAAAAAGTTATAAAATCATCTACAACTTGATCATGCACTCCTACTTCAGTTCCAATATCTTTTTTAAATATTTTATAGCTCTTGGGTTTCACGTCCTAATATTTTATAATCTAATAATACAATACCATCAGTTTGAATATTAATATCATCATTTATTTTTATTGTTTTTTTATTCTTTCCTACTTTAATAACTAATTTTTTTCTTGTTGCTTTTGTTATAGCATTTCTAGCAGATTGACAACTCTTAAATATATTTTTAGATGTTGCTAATTCACAAAATTTAGTAATTTCTATATCATTGTTTTTTGCTAACTCCGATAAGCATTTTAAATCTGAATTGCTTATTTGTATGTCATTAAAAAAACAGTAGGTTAATATTTGATACTGTATTGTAGTATCAATAGTTGATTTAATTCTTTTATCTACTTTTTTAACTTCAGTCATAATTAAATACTTAAAATCATATCAATGAATCTTTCATCTGGATAACAATCCATTTTATCTTTTCTAACATTGGTATGAGTTAATAATCCTTTTACTTTGCCATAATAAGCATCTTCTTGAAAAGCAAATGCTTTAGTAGGCCCATATTTTTTAATCCACTGTTGAAGACCTAATCTCATATCTATACTATCTCTTTCACCAATATATTGAATTAGCTTTTTAGTTTCTTCTATTTGCTTATCAGAATATTTATGCCAAAATTGTTTACCTTTAAATGGTTCATCTAAAGTTTGTACTTGAGATTCATGTGCTTTTTTTCCAACATAACTTTTATGGTCATCATCTAGATAACCAATAGAGCATATTTCTAAACCAACAGATCTTTTTACCATATGGCTAGATCCAGTTTTACCTAAATGCCAACCATAGCCCGTTCTTGGAAAAGCTTGAACCATAATACCGTCATGTTCATCATCACCAGTTCTATAGTTTTGCCCTCCTAAGACAAATTCAGTGGCTACACGCCCCCTGGAATCTCTATTCCAATGATCTATACATCTGTATGGATTAGATCCACCTGCAGTATGATGTAAAAAGAAATATTCATTCTTACCATACTTTTTGCTAACGTATTGACCCTCAGATAAATAATACCTATGAATAGTCTGATTAAATTCAGTATTAAAGTAACTTTCATTTGCATCAGTTGATTCATCTGTAGCTTCTTTAGAAATGTGAGGCGTATGCATAAGTGAGTGCCATGTTTCAGCACCCACTATACCATCAGGTTTTAATGAATATAATAATTGGAATCTTATAACTGCTTTTTTAGTAAGCGGTCCAAAATCTCCATCTACATGAATTTTTAATCTACGTTGAACTTCCTTTACGTCATTACCTGTAGATCCTTCTTTTAGTAATCTCATTTTATGTTCTTTTTAAAGTTCTAGCTGGTTTTTCAGCTTGAGCCATTGCAGTGTTAAAATCTGCTTCTTCTTCTGACTCTGCTTCAGGACCATATGCTTGAGCCATAAAGGCTTGTGCTTGTAATCTTTTTGCACGTGTTTCATCTATTTCAGTTAGTAATTTTTCATATTCCAACTGTACTTTTAGATGTTTTATATTGTCTTTGTAAAAATTGCTTACCTCTACTCTACGCTTTGCAATTTCTTCTTTTGATAATTGTACATTATCATTTTCTTCAGTCATAGGCGCTTCTTTAACTGCCTCTTTTACTTTAGTCATTTTATTTGGTTTAAAATTAATACTTAAGCTAATTTAATAAAAAAGGTTTAAACAATCAAGGTTTATTCTATTTAGTTGTATTTGATAGGTCATCATTTATTGAATTCTTACAATGATCTTTATCAATGAAGTCTAAAATAATTCTTAATGTCTTTCCAGCTCTAGTAAGAGTATTTGTTCTCTGATTCTTACCCATTACGGAAGATATGGTCTCTTGTCTGTTACCAAACTTATAACCACCCTTTTTTATTAAGGTGTCATTAAATAGTTCTTGAGCTTCTACATTTGCAAACACATCAATAGATCTTGCGGTTTTGCAAGCCCAAGTTTTAATCATTCTTTTATCTGAGGTAAAAAAGTATTTAAATAATGTATAGAAACAAGCTATTGGTAATAATACCAGTAGTAATACTACGGCTATTAGCAGTAACAATAATTCTATCATTTTTAATTTTACTTTTTAAGGTCATGGTCTATTCTATCCCACCAGTTCATTCTTTTAAGTTTTCTATATATGTTATAGGGTTGTAGGGTAATACCCAATAAAAACCCCCATATAGTTAAATACATTAGGATAACTGGAAATAAAGGTATCCACCCTCCATAATATTCTTCTAAAACAATTGGCGGTACATAAATAACTTGAAATATGCCATATAGCATACCTATAAATTTTCCAATACCCCTTCCATTATTAAAGTAATGGTCTGTGAATACCCAATGTAAATAGTTTTTTGGTTCTTTTTTCATTTTCTTATAAAGATAAAAATTATTTTTTATATTGGTTTTCTGGATTCAATATATTTATATCTTTCATTTTATACCAATCATTTATTTTCAGTTTGTCTGGTGTAAATACAATAACTACACCATCTTTAGCATTGTACATATGATACATATTTACATCTAACTCTTGCACTACTTGATATTTAGGTGCACATGCTGTAATAAACATTGTAGCTATTATAATTAATTTTTTCATTCCTTTATTTTTATTTTAATATCATGTGGTGCTTTTTCATCACCACCAAAGTACGGATACAAGTAATACTTATTATACGCTAGGCCACACCCTCTAGGAACTGCTACTGTAGTCCCATCCACACTAATAATATAATCATCCTGTTCAAATATTATCTCACTTTCAAACGGTACGCCTATTTCCACCTCACATATCTTTCCAAACGAAAACTGCCCTCCCACATGTCTAAACCAATGTATTTCTAAACTATCATTATACCATCTCCAACCCAATCTTATAGATGAGTTCATATGATTATCACCACAATCACTTAGACCATACAGCTTATTGATATCCGCTTGATTAACGGGATCCTCCGTCTCATACTTAGCACTATTATCAAAAATACAACTAAATTTAACTACATCATCCCACGTTCTCTTATACCCGAATGTGGAACGATGACTCCCCTTCCTAATCACATAAGTCTTATACCCCTGGTCATCTATCTTCTTACAACTAAAAATAGATAACAAAATCAATAACCAACGTTTCATTCTGTTACAGGATACTTCTCATCCATAATTTTCTTAAGTGCCCCGCATCTCTCATACTCCTCTTCCTCTACATAATACTCTATCATATTCTCAAGCTCATGTGCTTTTGGCCCTGCAGTAGGATCATACGCCATTAAAGCTGAATAACCAAAGTCAGTCTCTGCTGCAGTAGGTCTATCCATAAGATCTTCAAACGTCACTTCCTTTGTCAACACTCTATATGAATTCTCATAAGCTATTTGTAGTATTGCCTTTTCAATCTTCATTTTTTCTACTTCTGACATGTTCTCCCCATGCTCTAGTCCTTCTGAATCCATTGCGTGTTTTTTAAGTTAGACAAATTTATCTTATATAATAATATACCAATTTTTACAATCAATTGAAAAGTTTACCTATAAAAAATTTATTCATGCATTGCATTGTAATAGGGTCCTAGCATTTGACTTCCCGGCTAAAAACTGCAGAGGGTGTACCCCCCTGTTGAGTTGACAGAGTGTTGACTTATGTATACAAATTTACTAAATTAAAAACTATGAATAGTAAAGTAATGGTGTCTGCAGATGACAAAGGAAATGTGATCAGACAGACTAAAAATGAAGAGTGGTCTAATATCATTCTGAAACAAAACAAGTCCACGTTTGGTACTAATAATGTGGTCAACAACAAGTCTTTAAGCGTACTGATTTTAGGTAGAACTGAAGACTTAAAAGCTATGAGCTTGCAAGCAGGTCAAGAGCTTGACGGTCATATCTATATTAAAGAGCAGACAATGCCTTTTAATGATAATGACCCAGACAGAGACTTAAAGATAGCTGGTGATACAGGTATTGTTTGTGCTACTGCTGATGGAGAACCTATATACAGAAAGGCTTTCTATGATCCAAGTGGTACACTTAAGGATGAGTTTGTTCCTCACGCTAATGGTGCTGAGATTAAAAGTGCATTAGGACTTGAGACTAAGGTTGAGCCTAAAGCAGAAACTAAGCAAGTAGACCTTGAAGACTCTATTGCTGAGGTAGAATCAGAAGAGCAAGATGAAATGGTAGATGAATTTGAGCTGTAAGATAGATAATGTGCACTGTACGTAACAGTATGGTGCACTTATTAAAATGAATTAGCAGTCAACAGTCTAGGTATAGGCATAAGATAAGTCCTATATAACTGTAATCCTGCATCAGAAAGCTACTGGTGCAGGTATTTATTTTTTTATAGGCATTAAAAAGAAATACAACCTATCTTTTAGAAAAAAATACAACAGATCTTATAAAAAGTCTGTGCAAATTTTATTTTTTGTACGTGTGTCACAAAAAAAGTGAATCATCATAGTACACTTTCTTACTTAATTACAATCTTTAAGAAAACAAACAACAGTATTATATACATAGCTATAGCCACAACTATACAGATCATAATGACAAAATAAACTCTCTTATGTTCTCTTATAGTCTCTTATAGGCTTCTTATGTATTAAATAGAATAAGATTAACCGCAAATACCTAAATCAATAACCATGAAATCAATAGAAGAGTGCAAGGCATACTGGGACAACTTTAACCAGGATCTTTACATTGAATACCTAATCAAAAAACAACAACATGAAAAAGATAATTAACAAAGTATACAATACCGTCAAAGAATATGACGTAGAACTAATGGCAGTACTTATGACAACTGTATTTATGATGACATTTGCTTATGTTATTTCATACACAATTGAGACTGCATTTTAATAACCATATAAATCTATAACAATGAAAACAATAGTACCATATGTAATAGCCTCATTAGGATTGGGCTTGTTTATGAGCTTACTAACTGGAATCAGTATAGTAACCTTTTTAATATTCACATTATTTTGGGCAGGCATGCTTGCACCAATGATAACAATGAAGGAGTCATGAAATATGTCTTTAACTTTATTCTTAAACTATTCTATGTAATCGTGTTACCAACCGTTGCATCGTTAGTCTGCTTTCATATCGTATCTAGTCATGAACTGGGTACATATGAAATGACAGGTTTGTTCACTCTATTAGTAAGCATCTATATAGCTGCTTTCGTTCTTAATAGTAAGATCAAATCTGTAAAACTTCTACCTAATTTTAAAACTGAACTTGTAATATCGTTATCAATAGGCCTACTTATTCATGAAGGTGAGATAATAATATTACTTCCATTTCTTATAATGAGAGTAAAACCTGTAACCAGGATACGTAAAACAACTTATTATAATTAAGATCCGGACGTTTGTAAGAGTACGTTATAAACTTACCGTGCTAATCAAGGATTGTAGTCATGAATACAATAGAGCGTAATATAACATAACAAGAAAGAATGAAGTAGGCTGCCTTGGTCTACTTCGTTTAACCTAAAACCTAAAACCATGAACATAGAAATTTTAAACGCAACACCATTCGTAAAATATAAAAGAGAAATGGGCTTGCTATCACATTACTACAGTAAAACAGGAGAAATATTATTTATGCACTCTACTGGAGATACAGAAATAATAAATGAATCTGATGTAGTTAAACCATTAGAAGCAGAAATAGAAGCTGAATTATTAACTAATGATAATTTAAGATCAATAGCCAGAGATGCTGGATACATATTCGTAAGAGATTACTATACTGTATATCTTAATTATTGTAAATCTTATTCGTAATGAAAAAATGGATTAACATACCAAATATTATAGTAGCTGGGTGGTTTGTAATAATAACAACCTTAGCAATACTAATGACATCATGCTCAACACAGCATGAATGTATGGCATATGGCAATAAAAATGTGCAATATGCTGCCAACAAACATTACAAGTAATTAATATACTAATACATTACTTGAATACAATAGTCAGACATACCGTGTTTGGTTAGGTAAAGTGGAAGAAGAAGAGGTAGGCTCTTATTATTAATCCTGCCTCTTTTTATTTAATAATACATTATGACAAGAATTTATAAAGAAACCCAAATTAACATACTATCTGAGTTAATGGCTAAAAGTAACATTAATGATCCTAATAAGAATGCAATACTTAATGCACTTGTAGATAACTTAGATACTGACACTAAACAATTTATTATTGATAGAATATTTAGTAAATCAGATTATATACCAGTAACAAAAAACTGTTACTTCAAAATACATAAAGATAATGCTTCCATACAACAGCATAGAAACACAGAGTATATGGAAGACATTATGAATGATATTGGTTTAATGGAAGATGATTATGTCTTTGGTCAAGTTGTTAGCTCAAAAAACTGGACTGATGAATTTGTTACACATTATAATCAATTTAGTACAGAGCTATTTTATCATGATAAGAAAAATAAGATCAAAAGATATGGTCTTGCTTTATCAATAAATGATATATTAGTAATTGAAAAAAACACAATACCTTACTTTAAAACAATAGAACATGGCAGCATACATATCCAAGGCGTTACTTGAAAAAGAATATAATGAACATAAATCAGGACTCAACATAGTCCCAATTGGAATGCCTTACACAACATTTGGAAAAATGATGAATGAAAAATATAGATTTAATGATAAAGAACTTGATGATCTTAACTTAAAAGAATCATTTAATCACATAAAAATTCATCATACTAAAAAAACATGAAGCAATTTGGAATAGTTAACAAAGATATAATTACAGACCCTGAACTATCAGTTCAAGCAAAAGGACTTTACAGTTTATTATGTTGTTACTGCAACAGTAGTAGAAGATGTTATCCATCTATTAGTACATTAGCAGATTACAGTAACAAGAGCGTAAGATCCATAAGTCAATATATTAAAGAGTTAAAATCTAAAGGGTATATTACTAAATCTGGACATTATTATTTTGTTAAATAGTTATAGCTATATAACTACTATTTATTTTTCTTAGATGTGTTTTTGAGCTATAAATTCTGATTTATATTATGTAATTTTAGTTCATGATTTACCAATTATCTGATGGTCGTATAGTTGAGCTCTCTGTAGAGACATTTTTAGAACTTACTGATGAAGAAATTCATGAGTTAATTGGTCTAAGTTCTGTCTATACTAAAAATGTAGCAAGTCCTTTCTATGCACCATACAATCAAGGTAAAAAAACAAACATTATAGAAGAATTACCGGATGAATCAGAAATAGAATTACCTGATCTAGATCCTCAAATATTACTGGATGATAATTACTTTCATCCTGATGATGAATAATTTATAATAAAACAAAGGAAAAAGGGGCTTTAGGGCCTCTTTTTTTATATATACTAACCACTAAAAACCAACATTATGTTATCAAAAGAACAAAAACAACAATTAGAAAGACAAAAAAATATAGAATTACTTAAGAAAAGAGAAGAAAGATACATGTTTTATGGTATTTATGAAGAATACACTAAAACTAGAGAGTTGGTACAAGTAATTGATTATACAAAACTAAACCCACATCAGCATTTTTTATTTAAAAGAGTGTTACACGGTTTAAATATGTACACAAAACAAGAAGTTAATACTATGCACAGAGATAAGAAAAGAAGAATTATTAAAGTCTGGAAGCGTGGTCAAGCTGTTATCAATAAATGGAAACAGATAATTTCTAACAAAAAAATAAATCACTATCTTTATAAGACTTTTGGTGAAAATGAAAACGCAAAAGCATTATTAGAGATATCAGAGACAGATTATTTACCAGATTATACTAGTAGAGTTTCACTAAAAGATTTAGGAGTAAGGTATGAAGACCTTATTCTTATGTTTATGAGAGAGAAATTATTACCAAATAACTATTTTGAATTAAAAAATGAGTATAAAAAAGGTATCAAAAAAAATGTCTAAAATAAATTCTGAGTATTCTAAGTTAAGAAAAGAATTTTTACAAAATCATCCAATGTGCCATGCAAAGATCCATAAGTGTTCTTTGCGGGCAACGGATGTACATCACAAAAAAGGACGTGGCATTCATCATCTTGATATAAACACCTGGTTACCAGTGTGTAGAAGTTGTCACATGTGGATAGAAGTTCATCCACTTGAAGCAAGTGAACTTGGTTTTTCAGAATCTAAAATAAATTAATTATGAAATGGGATAAAAGTGAATGGCAAGGACGTACAAAAAGTAATGTAGAATTTTCTACTGGAGTAGCAGGTATAAGTATTATAGTATTTTTAGTATTATTGTTATATGCTGCAGCTGTAAGTGGTCAATCTTATTATAAACATGAATCAAGTACACCAACTGCTGATTTATGGAAAAACTCTAGTACTACTAAACAACAAAGGTTTAAACCTCAATCTTATTTATATTTAAATAATCATAGGATGCAAGTAGTAATGTTACCTGTTAACAGACAAGTATATAATTTTTATAACCCAACAGTTTACAGATTTATACCAAATAATAACATATACTATGTTCCTAATACTAACTTAATTAATTATGGATATTATTTACAGAGATGATATACAGAAAAAAGCATTAGATATTGCCTATATAAATAGTAGATGTGGTTTAGGTATATCTATGGGTGTTGGTAAAACAAGGATTGGACTACAACATATGATGAAATTCTACAATTCTTTGTCAGAGTTTCTTGTTGTAGCACCAAAAAGATCTATATTTCAAGCTTGGCTTGATGAAATAGAAAAGCTTAATTATCATGTTCTTATACCACATATTACTTTTAGCACTTATTTATCATTAAATAAACAGGATCCAAAAAAATATGATTGTGTTTACTTAGATGAGTGTCATAGTTTAAAATATACTCATCAAGAGTTTCTTAAAAATTATAATGATAGAATATTAGGCTTAACAGGCACACCGCCTGCATACAAGAAAAGTGAAAAGTATAACATGGTAGAAAAGTTTTGCCCAATAATGTATACATTTTCTGTTGATGATGCTGCAGAAGGTAATATTCTTAATGATTATAAAATATATATACACCATCTTAGATTAAGTAAAGAAAAAAACGTAAAGAAAAAAGGAAAGAATAATGGTGTGTGGTATACAAGTGAACTTAATGACTACAATTATAATTGTGATAGAGTTATTCTTAAAAATGATAGATTATCCAAGATTATGAGGATGAAATCTATGATGGAATATCCAACTAAAGAAAAATATGCAAAGTTTCTTATAAATTTAGCAACAGATGATAAAAAAGTAATTGTATTTGCTAACACAACAAAACAAGCAGATAGATTATGTAAATATAGTTTTCATTCTAAAAATATGGACTCTGCAGATAATCTTGAATACTTTTCAGATGGTAGAATTAATAAGTTATCCTGTGTGTTACAGTTATCAGAGGGTGTTACAATACCAAATCTTACAACTGGTATAATAATGCATGCTTATGGTAACAATAGAACATCAGCACAACGTATTGGTAGGCTATTAAGATTAAATCCAACAATGACGGCTAATTGTCATATACTATGTTATGCAGATACTATTGATCAAAGATGGGTAACTAATGCTATTAAAGACTTTTCTATTGATAAAATTTATCATGTACCTGTTATTAATGGCAAACCTGGATCACCAATTAAACAAGAAGGTTTGTATAGTAATTGGCCTAAATTTATATAATGAGAATAGATATTAAAACTTTAAATAAAATACAAAAAGAAATAGGTGAGTTTCAAGTTGGTGCAGAAGCACATATTAGAAAGTGGAATGATGAACGCCAACTTGTAACAAGCACATTGTCTCTTAGATTTGGATACTGGCAAATTATTGATGTTGATAAATTAAACTCTATATTGCCAAAATATGTTAAATTAGTGGAAGAACTCGTTGATGAAGATGAATTTGGTAAACCATTAGTTTATTACAAACTTATAGAAAATAGAAAATTAGAATGATTGATGCTGTATTTAAAAAGACTTATGTGTTATTATCTTGGGATGAATCTCAAGTTTATATAAGAAAGAAATGGTTTTATAAAGAAGCCATAAGACATAATGATTCCTTTTTTGTGCCAATAAAATATATTTATAATGTACAAAAAGGATATAAAATTGAACCAAATGGGTAAGATGAAAGAATTATTTATGGAAACAAGGATGCATCACTATGAAGGTGATAATGATCCACATATACAGGAATTGGCTAATCAATCAATTGAAGAATTTATTTTTCATATGGAAGATGTACCTTGTCCTAACTGTAATCAAATAGGTTTAATCCGCAATAAAGATGAAGGAAGATGTGAGTATTGTGCTCAAGAATTTGTTTTTATTGATAAAACAATAAGATTTAAATGATTATAATATCAGATCCAGGTGATGAACAACCTGGTACACATGTGTATTCAAAAAAATGATAGTGATGTTTGAAAATATAAATATAACTCAGTCTGAACCTACAGAATGGAGTGAACCAGATACAACATTAGAAAATATAATTTTTAACTATATATATACAGAAGATATGAAACCTTATATATTTCCGCATGAAAGATAATATATTTTTAAAGCTCTCTGTTAAAGATGGAGAGCTTGATTTTCCTGCAAAAATTAATAAAACTAGATTAAATACATTTTTAAAATCTTTACCTGATGGTGCAAGATTAGAAATGTTTATAAGTGCATCTGATGACAATGGTACAAATGCACAGTTAGCAAGATTACATGCAATGATAAGAGAAATTGCAAATGATCTAGGTTATACTTTTCAAGAAATAAAATTAATGGTCAAAAGAGAAACAGGTTTATGTTTTATGAAAAACAAAACAGAATATTGTAAATCTTTTGCAGATTGTGATAAAAGTGAACTAAACTTATGCATTCAAGAATGTGTAAGATTAGGTGATTTTAATGGGATACAATTAAGATAATTGTTGTGGATCGTAGATTTTCATAATTTCTTTTGCAAGATCTGTTGCTCCGGCTACATCACCTTTTTCTACTTGTTTAGACCAATCTTTAAGTAATCTTGAATCAACCATTTTGTTTTCATCAATAATATGACCATCTTTTTCAGCTTCAAATGATAATATATTAATAAGCATGAATAAAGTAAAAAGCTTTTTTGTTTCATGGTTCCAATCTTGGGCCAGTTCTTGTTGTTTTTTACTATCTTCAAGTTTTATATATTCATCAAAGTTTTGAAATATACTAGTTGCAGAACCTGCTTCTTTTTCATTAATTTGAAGTATTAACTCTACATATATTTCATGTAGACCATGTAAAAAACTTAAATGAATTGTAGGAGTAACAGTTTTAGTAAAGTCAAACCTCTTCATTGGTACTTGCTCTAGTGAATCTTTTGTTGCTTTTTCTTTCTTTGACATAATATAAAATTTATATAAAAATAATGAATAAAATTAATATAGACATAAATAACATTAAAAAAAAATTTAAGAACAGATTATTAGATACAGGCTGGGAAGATGTTTTCTATCCTTTTATAGATAGTGATCTATTTCAAGAAATTATATACAAACTAAAAGCTGAAGTTGAAGATGAACGCAGATTTACTCCTAAACTTAATTTTATATTTAGAGCTTTTGAAACTTGCCCATTAGATAAATTAAAAGTTATTATAATTGGTCAAGATCCTTATCCACAACTTGGAGTTGCTGATGGAATATCTTTTAGCTGTTCTTTTACTGATAAAGAACAACCATCCCTTAAATATATATTTAATGAATTAGGAAATCAATATCCAAAAATCAAAAGAGATCCTGATTTAGAAAGATGGTCACAACAAGGCGTGCTTATGCTTAATACTGCATATACAGTGCAAATTGGTAAAATTGGTAGTCACTATGATTTATGGAAACCTTTTACACATCATGTATTACAATACATAAATAGAATTAAAAAAGATATGCCTGTTGCATTATTAGGTAAAAAAGCAGAAGAATGGCAGATAAGGCTTGATAATCAGAATATTATGAAAGTACCTCATCCTGCATCTGCAGCGTATAGAGGTGGTAATTGGGACTCCAAAAATTTATTTATAAACATAAATGATGCACTAAAAGCTCAAGGTAAAACTTTAATATCTTGGTAATTTTTTGTACATTTATAAACATTATTAGAGATGAGAAAAAAAGATGAATTTGAGATTATAGAGAATGAAATACATAAGTTTAAGAGTAAGATAAATACCAAATATAAACAAGAAGTTTATGTTATAATCAGAAATTATATACACTTAGATTCATTGTATGATTGTGTGCTTATGTCATGCAATGAGAATGATAATCAAATATATGATATATTAAAAGATAAAGGTGTATCATCTAGGACAACACTTGTTTGTAATTATATACATAGTTTTTATCATATTGCAAATAAATTAGGTTTTCCAAAATTAAGGATTGCAAAGTTTATGGGTAAAAATCATGCAACAATAATAAATGGTATTAAAAAAGCACAGAATAGACTTGATTTAGAAGATGATAATGATTTTTTATTTATATATGATAACATAAAACAAAAAGTAAATATATATGTGGGAACTATTTCAGAAGATACTTAATTATAAATTAACTCCAAATCAATGTTGGATATTATTTTCTTTTAAAGAAGGTGTATCTCCAAATGTGATTAGTGAAGATGATATAAATGATTTAATTAAAGAAGGTTATTTAGATAATAATAATAATATTACAGTAGATGGTGATATGCTAATTACTGTATTAGATGGTTATTTTAAAACTCAAAAGAGTAAAACAACCAAAAATTTATTAGGTAAATCTGGAGCACTTAATGTAGATCAATATAGAAAGATTTTTCCAGCAGGTAAATTACCTTCAGGAGTTCCGTCTAGGAATAATGTAAAAATTCTTACAGAAAATTTTAGATGGTTTTTCAGTGAATATGATTATACCTGGGAAGAAATAATGTCAGCAACTAAAATGTATGTTAATGAGTATAGAAATAATAACTATATGTACATGCAAAATAGTCAATACTTTATATCAAAGCAAGATAAACATAGAGTAAAAAGATCACAACTAGCTGATTATTGTGATATGATACGTGAAGGTATAGAGCCTGATGATAAACACTTTGAAGAAAAAGTAGTATGAAACCAATGAACATTAAAAAAAAAGATAGATTACATGGAAATGATTTTTTAAGAATTGGCAATGAATATCAATCTATTAATGATTGGATAAGAAATGATTCAGAAAAATTATTTAAAACATTAAATGATAGAAAGATTTATCTTGAATACAAAAGTTATAAAGATTTATTAGAAAAAGTAATATGAAAAAATATAAGTTTGATGAACTAAGTGATGAAGAAAAAAAAGCAATATATGATTACTGCAAGGTTGAAGATCTTATGGGTCAAGAGCTTGTTATTTCAAATTCATATAAATTAAAAGAGCTAAAAGAAAATGAGTAAAAAATCAGAACCGTCATGGGAAGGTCAATATGCTGCATTTAATGAAGCATTAAAATATATGTACAAAAGACAAACCGGTGAGGAAAAGTCAATATATACACCATGGCCTAAATTCAATGATGCTACTACTGATGGTTTAGAGTGGAATACTCTTACTGTTATGGGTGGTAGACCTGGTTCTGGTAAAACTCTAATAAAAGATCAAATAATAAGAGAATCTTTTGAGCTTAATCCAAATGATGATTTTAGAGTATTAGAATTTCAATTTGAGATGGTTGGTAGAACATCTGCTATTAGAGAGTTTAGTTCTATTACTGGTAAAACATATAAAGAGTTATGCTCTGCTGGAAGTGTATTAAGTCCTGATATTATTACTGAATGCCATGACTATGCTAAAGGTAGAGTTAAATATCCTGTTGATATTGTGAGTACACCAATGACTGTAAATCAAATGCGTGAGCAAGTTGATATGTACATGAATGAACATAAAGGTGCAAAAACAATAATAACGTTAGATCATACTATACTTGTTAAAAGAGCACCCTATCAAAATAATAGATTAGATATGTTATTTGAACTTGGTGAGTTTTTTACACAAGTAAAACGTGAATATCCATGTTTATTTATAGCTTTATCACAACTCAATAGAAATATTGATAATCCTGATAGAGCTGTTGATGGTAAGTATGGTAATTATGTATTAGAATCAGATATTTTTGGATCAGATGCTATGTTACAGCATGCTGATACTTTAATTGGTATTAACCGTCCAGCTAAACAAAAGATAAAATATTATGGTCCTGATAGATATGTAATTGAAAATGATAGAACTTTGGTTTTACATTTTCTTAAGGCAAGAAACGGTGATGCAAGAATGAGTTTTTTCAAAGCTGAATTTGAGAAAATGGAAATTTCTGAAATGCAAACTCCACCTCAACAACAAAGAAGATAAAATGATAACAACAACAAAAGTAAAAAAAATGAGCCCTGAAGAAAGAAAAACAAAAGTTAATGATTTAAGAAAGCAACATGCTTCTCTTAACTCAGATGATTTATATATACCTAAAATGGCTTATAGACCATCAGGTAAAGATGAATTATATGTTTCATTCTTTCCAAGTGAGTTACAAAAGAATAAAGATATATATACAGAGTTCGTTAGTATTGAATATGATTCAGAAGATCCTAAAAGAACATTATATTTATGGGAACATAATCCTAACTGGAAAGAAGACTATGAATTAGTTGTATCTAATTCTGGTTTTGAAAGACATATAATTCCTGTTTCTGATTTAAAAATTATTAGTGATATTAATACTAAGAAAAAAGAAGAGCAGATAATTAAATTAGATGAGCTAGCTAATCTACCAAATCCAGATGATAAAAATCAAATGGAAGTATATTTAGGTAGGATTGCAAATGCTCTTGAGAATATACATGAACAATTAACAATTAATAATTTAAAATAATGGCACAAAGTATATTAGTTATTGCTGATTCAGGTACTGGTAAATCAACATCTATCAGAACTTTGGATCCTAAAGAAACGTTTATTGTAAATATTGCAAATAAACCATTACCTTTTAAAGGTTGGAAAGGAAATTACACTATGATTTCTAAAGATAACCCTAAAGGTAATATGACAGGTGCTTCATCTGCTAATGGTATTATAAAAGCAATTAAACATGTAAATGATAATATGTCACACATCAAAAATTTAATTATTGATGACTGGCAGTATATGTCTAGCTTTGAATATTTTGACAGAGCAAATGAAAAAGGTTATGATAAGTTTACTCAGATTGCATCTAATTTAGCGCAAGTTGCTAAGATGCCTAAAGATCTAAGAGATGACTTATATGTATTTTTCTTAACTCATTCAGAAGAATCAACAGATATTAATGGACATAGAAAAGTTAAAGCTAAAACTATTGGTAAAATGATAGATAATACTTTAACTCTAGAAGGCTTATTCTCTATTGTGCTTTTCGGTAGAGTAATAAAAGAGGAGGATGGTAAACTTAACTATGGTTTTGAAACACAAAACAATGGTGAGAATACTTGTAAATCTCCAATGGGTATGTTTGATGATGAATTTATAGATAACAATCTACAATACGTCAGAGAATGTATTCAAAAGTATGAAGAGTAAATGTTAAATTAAAAGTAAATAAATATGTTAAATACCAAAGAAATGAATGCTAATTCTGGTAAAATAAAACCAGTAATTAGTGTAGGAAATAATGTTGTAAAAATTAATAGTATTAATTTAAATCAAACTCCTTATGATAAAGAAGCTTATAATGTAACTTTAAATGTAGAGACTAAACCAGTGACTGGTGATTTTCAAGGTTTCTTAAAAGATACAGCTGATCCAAATGGACCAAGATATGAAGGTCAAGTTGGTAGAGTAAGAATCTCTCAATATGCATTTAAGGATACAACATTACCTTCAGGTACAGAAATTAAAAGAGATACGGAAATTCTTAGATCTCTTATTACATTATCTGAAGCTCTTGGTAAAAGAGATGACCTGGATTCTATTGAAGCAGATAACATAGATGATTTTGTTAAATCAGCTGGTAATGTTTTATGTGATGATACATACATTAACGTATGTGTAGGTGGTAGAGAATGGGAAAATAATGATGGTTATATTAACTATGATTTATATTTACCAAAAATAACAAGAGAAGGTACACCAGTAGAATCTCTTGATGTAGAAAATTCAAATCTACTTAAATTTGATGAAGCTAAACATGTAAGAAAATTACAGAAAAAAGAGCAAAAATCAGTAGCTTCTTTTGAGCCTGCATCAAATGGAGTAGCTGATGACTTTGATTTATAATATATAGATAGTCTAGTTTTAACAAGAGAGCTGTCATTATGATGGCTCTCTTTTTTTTATTACATTTGATTGATGATAAGCACTAAAAATATTGTTATAGATATTAATAATGTGCCTAGCTATTGGATTTTTGAATACTTTTTAAATTTACCAGAAAAACTAATAGGACAAGATATAAAGATTAAATCTATATGGAATCCTAAAGAGAGAACGGCAAGTATGAGCATCTATGTTTGTAAAAAAACAAGAACTTATAAATATAAAGATTTCTCTACTGGTAAATCTGGTGGTAAAGTTAATCTAGTTGCAGAACTTTATGGTATAAACGTAAAGCAAGCAGTTCCTTTAATTATAGATATATATAATAAACATGCAGATAAAGAAAATTTAACTACTATTACTCCTCAGAGTAAGTGGGAAGTTGATTTTGTTCAAACACGTGATTGGTGTCAACATGATGCAGATTATTGGTTAAAATTTAGAATTGGTAAAAAGTTATTAACGGAATATAATGTAAAACCTGTTGAGTATTTTAATTTTATTAAAGTAAATAACAATGAAACACAAAAAAATACCATTAAAGGAGATAGTATGTATGCATACTATAATAATGATGGTAAACCAATAAAAATATATCAACCTCATAATAAGAAATTAAAGTTCTTAAATCTTGAAGTTTATTTACAAGGATTAGATCAGTTAACTTATAAACAACCATATTTAATTATATGTTCTTCATTAAAAGATGCAATGTGTCTTAGAAGCTTTGGATATAATGTAGATGTTATTGCTCCTAGTAGTGAAAACAGTCTAATTAAACCTTATATAATTAAAAATTTACAATCAAAATATAAAAAGTGCATAACCTTCTTTGATAATGATGAAGCAGGTCAAAAAGCAATAGATAAGTACAAATCAGTATATAATATAAATGGATTTTATTTACCAATATGTAAAGATTTATCAGATGCTGTTAGTCAGCATGATTTTATGGAGATTCATAAGACATTAAAACCTTTACTGAAACAAACACTACAATTATGAAATGGTTTATACCAGGTAATGTACCTTCTAGTAAGAATGGTAGACGTTGGACAGGCAAGTACTTTATAGCAAGTAAAACTGTTATGAAATATAGGAAAGATACAAACTCCTATTATGATAAATTTTCAAAACCCTTTAAGAAAGAGTTTGATAAGCATAAACTACCTGTTAAAGTTGCATTTACATTTATACGTGGTACAAAACATAAATTTGATTACATCAATCCTGCACAAACAGTGCAAGATGATATGGTTAAACACGGATGGATTGAAGATGATAATATGAATTACATAATACCAGTGTTTAAAGAATATAAATATGACAAAAAAGATCCAGGAGTAATAATAGAAATAATAAAAGATGAGTGAAGTAATTTATAGAAAACTAAGTAAAATAATATTACAACTAAGAGATAAAAATATACCACAAGTAGAAATATACTTTGACGGATCAGGTGATAGTGGTCAAATAGAAGAAATAGAACCATGTACTGATGGAGATGATAAAGATATGGGTACAATTGATTCAAACCTACATTCATTAATTGAAGACTATGCATATGATAAAATATGTGAAAAAGTAGATGGAGTTGGTGATTGGGTAAACAATGATGGTGGTTATGGATATATGTATATTAATGCAGATACTAGAAAAGTAAGCATACAATACTACCAAAGAACTACAGAAGAACATGACTGGTCAGATTTAGATGTATTTAAATAATGGCACATCCTGAACTTCATTCTAAAAGTTCTGTAAGAAAATGGGGCGGTGATATTCAAGATTATATAAAGATTCATCAATGGTTTGATGAAACTAAATCATGGATTGGACACTCTACACATAGAATGTTTAGACATCATTCTGAAGGTATATTTCAGTCTGAGAAAATATTTGGAAAAAGTTTTACAAATTCTGATGGTAAAACTGTATATACAAGATATGTTGGTGAACAGCATGTAAAAGAAGATTGCAATAATTATATTCCTTCTGCTAAAGAATGGATGGTTGCTATTAATTCTAGTAATAAACCTAAATGGATGTTAAAAACAATAAAAATAGAAGACTAATGGAAAAATTAAAATTAGAAAAACTAGATGACTTTAAAAATTTAGTAACAATGCTTGAAGCAAGTAAAGAAGATTTTGAAGTTGCAATAAAAATTATAGAAAACTTAAATATAGATCCAATATTTCATGCTTTATTTATGAAATGTTTAACTTTTGATAAAAGGGGTAAATATTCAACTTACTTCTTTGAGCATGTATTTCAAACAAAAGATAAAAAAAGAAATTTTTTTACAGATTATAAAGAGTTAGAACTAAAGGAGCTATATATAAAAGTAAAGATTCTAAATAATCAATTATGTAAAGATATATTTGATCATGTAATGATGACTTTACTTAATGCAACATTTGAAGACTATGATTTCATAGATTCAGAAAAAACTAAAATGACAATAAAATGGTAGCAGATTTAATATCAAAAGCAACTAAAACATTAATATTCAAGGAGCCCTTTTACGGGCTCTTTTTGATTGGCCTTAATAAGGTTTATATAAAGAGTATACCAACAGCAGGTGTTAGTAAACACGGTGTTGGCGTACAGCTTGCAATTAATCCTGATTTTGTATTAACACTGTCTGATAAACATAAAATTGGTTTATTAAAACATGAGTTATTACATATATCATTTGGTCACCTATTAGTTAGAGATTTATATTCTAATAAAAAGTTATTTAATATAGCTGCTGATCTTGAAATTAATCAATACATAGATAATGAATATTTACCAGAAGGTGGATTAACATTAGATATGTTTAAAGAATTAAATCTTAAAGAAAAAGCAGGTACAAAATACTATTATGATGAATTATCAAAAGCTCAAGAAGATGGGACATGTGATACACTTGAAAGCTTACTGAATCAAATGGACGGTACAAGTGAATATTGTCATCAAACATGGGATGAGGTTGAAGAGTTACCGGAATCTGCTAAAAAACTTATTCAGAAACAGATTGAACATCAGCTAAAAGAAACAGCTGAACAAACTGAAAAAAGATGTGGTAATATACCAGGTGAATTAGCAGACTTAATTAGAAAACTAACTCATATTGAACCTCCTAAATTTGATTGGAAAGGATATCTTAAAAGATTTGTTGGTAATTCTAGTATTGTATATACAAAAAAAATGAGACGTAAATACAATAAAAGATATAGTGCAAATCCAGGACTTAAAATTAAATTCAAAAATCATATACTTGTTGGTGTTGATACATCAGGATCTGTATGTAATGAAGAACTTCAAGAGTTTATGAATGAAATTACACATATGCATAAAACAGGTCATAAGATTACCGTTGCACAGTGTGATACACAAATAAATTCTATTGAAGATTTTAATCCAAAAAAAGATTGGGAAATTAAAGGTAGAGGTGGTACATACTTTCAACCTGTAATTGATCATTACAACAAACACGGGCGTTATACAGCTCTTATATATTTAACAGATGGTGAAGCTAGTGCTCCAAATGATTGTCCTATTAATTCATTATGGGTACACAGTTCTAAGAGTAGAATAAATGAAGACTTACCAGGTAAAAAAATACAATTAAACTAAAAATTATGGCAGAAGTAAATTTAAATATTGATGAATTAAAAGGTTTTGTAAACCACATAATAAAGAATAATAGATTCTTACAAGAATCAGGTAAAAATCCGGTTGCTGTTGAAGTACTTGGTGAATCAGGTATTGGTAAAACATCAACCATTATAGAATTAGCACAAGAAAATAATTTACATTTTGTAAAGCTTAATCTATCTCAAATAGAAGAGCTTGGTGACTTAGTTGGTTTTCCAACACGTCAATTTCAAATGTTTAAAGAAAAGAAAGTTTCCATACCACATAATAGTTTATCATATGGGTCTACCGCTGCTGCTGCTGCAGATGTTGCTAAAATGAAAACTGTAACAAAAAAAGTAGGTACATGGGTAAATGAGTTAGCTGTGCAAGAATATCTAAAAAATGGATATCAAATGACAGGTAAGAATAGAATGTCTTATTGTGCACCTGAATGGATTGCAGATGTTAAGGATGGTGGTATACTATTACTTGATGACTGGAACCGTGCAGACGTAAGATTTATTCAAGCTGTTATGGAATTAGTTGATAGACAAGAATATGTTTCTTGGAAATTACCTAAAGACTGGCATATTATATTAACCGCAAATCCAGATAATGGTGACTATATGGTTAATTCAATAGATGCAGCTCAAAAGACAAGATATATTACAGCAAATCTAAAGTTTGATGTAGATGTATGGGCTCGTTGGGCAGAAAGTGCAGGTATTGATTCAAGATGTATTAACTTTTTATTGTTGCATCCTGAGCTTGTAACACAAGAAACTAATGCAAGATCAATAACTACATTTTTTAACTCTATCTCTAGTTTTGAATCATTTCAAGATAACTTACCATTAATTCAGTTAATTGGTGAAGGATCAGTAGGTGATGCATTTGCATCTATGTTTACCACCTTTATTAATAACAAACTGGATAAACTGGTAACTCCTAAAGATTTATTAACTCATGATAATGAGCAATATATTCTTGGTGAATTAACATCTTGTATTGGTAAAGGAGATGCATATCGTGCAGATATTGCATCAACACTTGCAACAAGACTTGCTAACTTTTCTGTAGTATATTCTAAAGAAAATACAGTTAGTCAAAAAATTACAGATAGACTTGAAGCATTATGTACTAAAGATATATTTACTAATGATCTTAAGTATTTAATAGTAAGAACTATATTCAATGGCAACAAGAGTAAGTTTAATAAACTTATGATGAAGCCAGAGATTATTAAAATGACAATGAAATAAAATGGCAAATAAATCAATATATCAAGATTATAATAATGATGCATTGAAACATTTTTCATTAGAGAATGAGCCCTTCTATGGGCTCTACTCTAGTGGAATTGATGATGTGCTTATAACAGAAGATTCTGATGATTATAACAAGATTGCTAATATTTTAGAAAAAGAAACAATCAATGTTGATCAGAATTTTAAAAAAAGTAAATATAAAAGAGCATTTATTCTACCTGGATCAGGATTGACACAAGAAAGAATAAAAGCATTGTGTAAAGAACATAATATTACAGTTACTAATGATTATGAGAAAGCTGATGTTATTATAACAAATTATAATGTTAATGAAACTTTTAATGATTCAGAAAACATAAATCTTAAAAGACTAATGTATAGTTTAGATAACTACTATGCTTATGGTGATACTAATGGAGGTTTTCCTGCTATAGATAAATATCATAATAAAGTTATTTATACACCTAAATGGGATTTCGTAAACCAATATAGGTGTACTGATGAAGTTGATCTTTATGATGTTTATGCTATATCAGGTTTAGCTTTAAATATTGCTTATTTAGTTGATACTGGAGTTTTAGATGTAGTTCATGAAGACACAATTGTAATCTGTTCATCATCTAATACTATATTAACTGAAGATTTAGTTGAAGAGTTATCAGATTGGTTATCATCTGGAGAAGAAAATAGAAATCTAGCAGGTAAAATATTACCTACAATAGATTATAGTAAAAATCATCACTTGCTTTGGAGATTATCTCAAAGGATAAATAACAATCTTTGGCCTTTTAGAAGAGATAAAGATGTACAATATTGGTTAGAACAGTCACAACTTGAAGATTATTATCACATGAATGCTCAAGATATGATTGAACATTTAGAAAAATTAGATTTGTTAAATGCAGAAAACTTTAAGTATTTAGAGCCTGAAGTTAGAAAAACAATTAGTATTTCTAATAGAGATCTTTATGTAGTTAAAGTGGCAGTTAAAAAAAAATATAGAAAATTTTATGAAAAAAATAGTGAAATTAGTTAATGTTATAATATCTAATGAATTTAACAATAACGCAGAATTTAATAAAATAGAAATTAATGATAATATAAAATTTGGATTTATAAATGAACTAAGTGGTAGTTGGAGTAAATATCATGTTTATGATTTATTTAAAATTATTAAACCAAATGCACAAGATAAATCATTTTATAGATATCCAAAACTTACATTACCAAGGGATAAGTTTTCAATTATTAAAGAAAAATATAATTCTACTATTACAAGAAAAAAAGATACAGCAGATTATAAAATTATATCTGATAAATTTGTAAGTAGTTTATATGAAGGTAGTTGGAATAAATATAAGTCCTATGATGATTTAGTTGAATTTTATAAAAAGGTCAATAGTTTTTTTGATGAAAATGTTAAACATGTAATTGAAAATCTTATAGAAAAAGGTAATCATACATATGTATATAATATAGCTGGTTTTAGTGGATATTATAATTACACTAATTTTTCAACAAAAGAAAAGGCAGCAATTAAATTTATCATAGATCATATAAATCATGAAAATGATAAAAGTTATTTTCATATAAAAGAACTAGAGTTATTCAAAGAACTATATATGTCAAATAATTTAGTCCTTGATGAAGATGTATTAGATTTTGCAACTGAAGATTCAGTGGTACTTGATGAAGAAGCATTTAAAACTCTTGAATCAATGTGTACAAGTGAAGATTCTGCAAATCTTGCAATTGCTTTAGAAATGATGGCTAATTGTAATATAAAAAAATCATATGATATAATAGCATATATGTTTTGGTTTTATACTGATCATATTAAATATGCTAAAAATTGGCAAAGTGTAAATGTTAAATCATTAAAAAAAGTTTTTAATAGTTATGATAGATCTCCTGATCATAGAAGATCACATGGGTATCAGAAGCTTGTTAGAAACTTATTAAAAGATTCAGCATGCACAGAGTTTATAAAAGATAAAATTAAAATTAAATACTTTAATATGGTAATTAAACATTGGATTACAGAACATGGTCCTTTTGATGTTAGCATTGAAAGTTTAGTTTTTAAAGATCTTGATAAAATAGAAGTATAATAAAGGAGGAATGCCATAATTGATTGTTAGGGTGTATGTTCTTAGACTCACATGCATCCTGCTTCCTCCCTTTAAAAAATAACAAAGAATGACTGATAAACAAATGGAAGAAAAGTTTTATACTAAAGATTTTAGTTTTAGCTATTCTTCATTAAATAAATTATTATTTTCACCATCCTTATTTTATAAGGACTATATACTTCTTGATAAAGAAATAAAAACAGATAAACACCTTATTGAAGGTAGGCTTGTACACTGTTTGTTATTTGAACCAGATGAGGTTAAAAATAAATTTAATATTGTACCTGGTAAAACACCAAGTGATAATATTAGAAAAGTAATGAAAGATATGTCATTATACACAGATGAAAAGCATCTTAGTAAAGTTGAAGACCGAATAATACTAAGTTCTTTAATGCATATGAATCTTTATCAATCTCTTAAAACAGATGAGCAAAGAATAGCTAAAGTAAGAATTGAAGATAATGAACCTTATTGGAATTTCTTAGGTAACAGTGCTATAGATGTTATAGATCAAGATACTTTAACTAAATGTACAGAGTATGTTAATATAATTCAATCTAATGATGATGTTATGAAGTTATTTTCTAATGAATCTGAAACAGATTTTGAATTAGATCCTATATCTATACATTGTGAGAAACCATTATCTTGTAAATTAGAAAATTATAATTTTGGTTTAAAAGGTATCATTGATTTCTATAAAGTAGATAAGCAAAAGAAGGTTGTTACAATATGTGATTTAAAAACAACCAGTAAGACTATTGCTGATTTTAAAGAGACAGTTGAATTCTATAATTATTGGCTTCAGGCCGCCATATATTCCAAATTAGTTTATGAAAATTTAGATGAAGATGCTGAAATGTATGAAATTTTATTTAAATTTGTTGTTATAGACAAGTACAACCAAGTGTATGTATTTGATGTAAGAGAGGAAACACTAGGGATTTGGGCAAATGGACTAGAAAACGTAATTAAGAGAGCAAATTATCATTATACAAAGAAAGAATACCACCTTCCCTATGATTTTCTTATAGAAAAAGTTAAATTATAGTATGGACACAGTGTATACAAAGTATTTCCAAAAGAGTAAAGTATTTTTATATCCTTTACTTGGTATAAAGAAAGGTGCAGAGTTTGTCCCAGCAGAAACATATATCTGTTGGGATGGTCTCTATGAACCAAAAGACCAAAAATATATATTAGTATATAATGAAGAAAGATCAGATAAGTTTATATTATTTGAGGGTAGACAAATAAAAAAGAATCCTCATTATCATGATTGTTATTACATAAATAATAAAAAACATATTTATGTTTTTGATCTAAGTGATAAAGCTCATGATTATGATATGTTTATTAAAGGTTATTTTTCTAAGTTTAGTTTAGAAACTAAAAACAAAATATTAAATTATTTTGGTAATATTGGTAGAATATCTGATTACATTAAAAGTTTTATTGAACCAGATGAATACCACACAGAATATGCTAAAGAATTAGATGTAAGTCTAGATTTAGTTAAAGAAGTATATGAATTATGTTCACCTCCAGATTTAGTTAAAGAAACATTAAATGAAAAAATTCCAGAAGAAATAACATTGCTAGATAATAAATCACTATATTTGGATAAAATCAACAAAAAATAAATTATGAGTGTAGGACAAAACATGATGTTAATGACATCAGCATTTAGAAATGTAAAATCATTTTCTTTATTTCCAGTTAGTAATGACTGCCCATACGTTGAAGCAATGTATGACCCAACATCAGGCATTTTAGCCGTTATATCAAAAAATAAGAAGCAATCTTTTCACATGCTTCCTAGATTAAGTGAAGATGGACAACCTCAAAGATTGAGGACTCCGGATAAAGCCACAGGTAAAACAGTAAAAGAACAAAGAGTAAGTATGGAAACTTTTTCAGAATTTTATATTACAGAAAAAGATGAAATTGAGAACTTTGTAAATATCTTTGGTATTAATGCTGAATCTTTTGATTATCAACAGTTTACAAAAATAGAAGAAAAGGAAACAAAAGTTTCCAATCTTATATTAGATGCTAAGTAGGAGATCTTACAACTCTCGCTTATCTCTTATTCCTATTTAGTATCTATAAGGTGGTTTTTACCACCTTTTTTTTTGACAATTTTTAAAATTAATAATATGAATCACTATGTAATGGATTATGAAACTCTTAGTAATTGTTTTGTTGCAGTATTTGAACATTACAAAACAGAAGAAACTAAGATTTTTGTAATACATGATTTAAAAAATGATTATGATTCCTTTATAGAATTTCTTGAGCAAAATGAACAAAATAAAGAATGGCATATATCTTATAATGGATTAGCCTTTGATGCTCAAGTTACTCACTATATTATTAAAAACCGTGATATGTTTAAAAACTTAAGCGGATGTGCTATAGCAGAAGTTATATATCAATATGCACAACAATGTATTGATAGATCTAATAAAAATGAGTTTGCTGAGTTTCCTTTATGGGAAATGTGCATTGGTCAAATAGATTTGTTTAAAATGCATCATTGGGATAACCCAGCTAAAAGATCTAGTCTTAAGTGGATTCAATATAGTATGGATTGGAATAACATATTAGATATGCCTATTCATCATGAAACTGAAATTAAAACACAAGAACAAATAGATACAATAATTGAATATTGCGTTAATGATGTAAAATCAACTAAAAACATATTCATTCAGTCTGAATCACAAATAAAACTACGTAAAGAACTTACGTCCAAGTATAATATTAATTTATTTAGTGCTTCAGAACCAAGAATAAGTAAAGAGTTATTTGCATATTACATGTCTAAAAAGTTAAATATATCTAAAGGAGAAATAAAAAGACTTAGGACATATAGAAACACCATAAAATTAAAAGATATACTTCTTCCTTATATAAACTTTAAATCTAAAGAGTTTAAAGGTTTAATGGAAAGAGTTAAAACAGTTGAACTAAATTCAGAAAGTTTAAAAGGTAGTTTTAAATATTCAGTAGAATATAAAAATGTTAAAACTCACTTTGGTTTAGGCGGTGTGCATGGTGCAATTAAGTCTGGAGTTTATAAATCAGATGAAGATAATATAATAATGTCTTCAGATGTTACCAGTTTCTACCCTAATTTAGTAATTAGGAATAGATGGGCTCCAGGACATTTTCCAGCTGAGGAGTTTTGTGATCAGTATGAATGGTTTTTTGAAGAAAGAAAGAAAATTCCTAAGAGCAACCCTATGAATTATGTATATAAAATTATACTTAATTCTACATTTGGTCTTAGTAATGATGCTAATAGTTTCTTTTATGACCCTGAATTATGTATGCGTATAACCGTTAATGGTCAACTTAGTTTGATGATGTTATATGAAATGATTATGGAAAATATACCAAATTCTTATTCATTAATGCACAACACGGATGGTATGGAAATAATAATACCAAGATCTGAACAAGAAAATTACTTAGCAATATGTAAAAAGTGGGAAGACATAACTAATTTAAATCTAGAACATGATAGTTATCAAAAACTTATCATTGGAGATGTAAATAATTATATTGGTGTTAATGAATTCCAAGAAGTTGATATAAGTAACTGGAGAAAGATTAAAAAAGATAATCCACATTATGTTTTTAAAGTTAATAAAGATAAATTTCTTTATGCACCTGTAAAACTTAAAGGTAGGTTTGACTTTAACAATCTAGCTCTTCACAAAAACAAATCTAAACTTATAGTACCAAAAGGTATCTTTAACTATTTTGTGCATGATGTATTACCAGAAGTTTATTTAACGTCTAACAGAAATATTATTGATTATTGCATTGGTGGTAAATCCAAAGGTAATTGGCAGCAAGTTGCTAAGTCAATTAAAAATGGTGAATATCAACAAGTTAACTTACAGAAAATAAATAGATATTATATATCTAATTCTGGAGTTAAAATTGTAAAAATTAATAAAAAAGATGGTAGAGAAATACAATTAGAATCTGGCAAGTGGTTACAAACACTTTATAATAAATTAAGAGTTGAACGTAAATGGGATAATTATGATGTGAATACTAGGTATTACTTAAGTGCAATAGAATCAGAAATTGATAAGATCTTATCATGTTCAATGAATCAATTAGAATTATTTTAAATGATTAAGCAGAAAACCAAAACTCTTAAAACAAAAGACAATAACAATAGTGCCAATTGCATTGCCCCTAACTTAATTTATGGCTGTTATGGAAAATGCGTTGACACTTATTGTTATATGGCAAGATATAATGGTAAACGTGTATATGTAAATACTAATGTAGATGATATATTTAACTCTGTATTAGATTGGGAAAAGACATTTACTAAATATCCAGATCAACAAGATCCTATATACACTATGGTAGATATAGCATGTAACACTGATTTAGTGCTTATGCAAAAGTTTTTACCAGAAAGTTTACATGACTATTTAAAGAGATATGATGATCACCCAAGGCTTAATACAACAATGGCCACAAAGTATCCTAAACTCCTTAAATTAGATGTAACACACTTTAATAAAGAACCTAGAGTTAGGGTTAGTTTGATGCCTCAGAAGTATTCTAAGGTTTTAGAACCCAAAATGCAGTCTATTAAATCAAGAATAGATGATGTAAATAGACTTAAAAACTTGGGCTGGGAAGTTCATCTTAATTTTAGCCCTTTGGTATTTTATAAAGGATGGCAAAAAGAATATGATTCATTATTTAAAAAAGTTAAAGAAAAAACAGGTGAAAACCTATGTGAAGTAATTGCTTTAACTAATCATGCTAATCAAATGGCTAAAACTACAGATGAAGCACGAGAATTAATGAAATATTCATATGAAGTTAAAAACAAATCTGGTGTCATGAGATACCCTATACAACATAAATCTAGATTACTTAATGAATTTAAAGAATTATATTCTAATTATTTTAATCTAAATACAATCAGATATATATTTTAATATGAAAACTCAAAGAATACTTATAACTATACTTTTAGTAATGTGCACTGCATCTATATTACACAACTTTTATCTACAACGTAGTATTAAAAAAACAGAAATAGAAAAATCAGAAATTATAGATCAGTTTTTTGATTTAAAACGTGAGTATGAAACAATGTTTGATGACTATATGTTATTAGAAGAAGCGCATTTTATAATGTCTGAAGAACATGATATACTTGCATCATGTTGTTCTAACTCAGGTTTGCAAGAATAAAAAATAATTATTATATTTACACTTAAAAAGTTTAAACAATGAGAGTTGATAGATCATCATCAAATAAAGAGTACTTAATAAATGCCCCATTACCAGACCATGGGGAATCATATACTGTAATATCACATGAAGATGTGATAAATACAACACAAAATCTAATAAAAAAATCTAACTTCAGAATCATAAGTGAAAACTATAGATGTAATACAAATGCTCAAGCAGCATCTGGTATATACTTTATAGAGCATGTTACAGAAGATCCGGATCTAAGAGATACTGATCTTGGTTTAATGTTTGCATGGACTAATTCATATGATAAAAGTATTAGATTTCAATGTTCATTGGGAGCATATGTATTTGCATGTCATAATGGTATGATATGTGGAGAATTAAACTATGCCAGAAAACATACTGGTAATGCTAATAATGAGTATAGCACTCAGATACACAGTCAATTAAATAATGCTAAAAGAGTATTTAAAAAAGTCATAGATGATAAAGATGCTTTAAAAAACATGAAGTTATCACATGAAAAACAAGCAGAAATAGCTGCTAAAATGTTTTTCACTGAGAATTTATTATCTCCTCATCAAATATCTTGTGTAAGAGATGAAATGAATAAACCATCTTATGACTATAAATCTGATCAAGAAACAGCATGGTCATTTTACAATCACGTAACTCATGCTTATAAAACTATTCACCCAAGAGATTGGATGAAGAATAGTAAAAAGTTTCATGATTTTATTATGACTGAAATTAATAACATTAACGGAGTCACTAATGTAGATGCTCAATTTTTTCACAATATACATAAAGCACAGCTTGCTGAAGATATATTTGAGATTGAGGATTCATATATAAACTTCATATAAATGCTTACAACCCTTCTTGGCATACTAATTTGTATATTAGTTTTATATTATTGTAGATATAACGCTGAGGAGGATTATAAGAAAAAAAACTACTGAGTTCATTGCAACAAACCAACACCATCAGTTTAGTAGTTCTGATGGTTTTTTATTCAGGCCATTCTGCAAAAACAAACGGAACTTTTTCTTTGTATTCACTGTAAAAAACAGGATAAGCATCCCTTATTTCAGATAATGTATCTAAAATACCACCTTCTTCTGCTTCAAAATCTTCTGTGTAAGAATCTAACTGATCATCATAAGGAGATATAAGTTCTATAGAACTATTTGTAAACTCATCCTCACCATTAAAATATACATATAATTTCATAATTTAAATTTTAAGTACAAGGAGGTAAACCTACTGACCAACCTAGTTGACTAGTAAAGAAATCAAGTGCATCTTGTACATTAGTTATATCTGCAGGTACAGTGTAAGGTCCTCCAGGATTAACTGCAGCAGGTAAACAGCTTGGACTATTATACCCAGCATTAGTTTCAACCCATCCAGTTTGTCCACCTAGTGGTTGAAAGTTTACTGCTAACATTTCTTTAGCCCAACCAATTAATGTATCATCTATTTGTTGAGTAGTCCAATATGCAGCAATATTTGAACCCATTACACCACCCGGCTGTGGACAAGGGGGTATCCATCCTCCAATATCATGTGTGAAAACAGCTGGTTGAGCATTAGTAGTATTAAACATACCACCAAGAGTAAAATCTTTATCAAATCTTCTTAAATCTCCCCAACTATTAACAGATTGATTAAAAGAATAACATCTATTAAACATAGCTGTAAAACCTCCTTTAGGAGCTACTGTATTAGCAGTAGTCATAAAAGTACCTGTAAAAGTTAAAGGATTTCCACTTGCACCAGGTATTTCTCCATTATTAAAGACTTCATTATAATAGAAAAATTCTTCAAATGTATTGAATTTGCTTATATTCCAATTATTTAAGTCTCTATTAAACGCCCTACAAAATAGGAACATACCATAAGGATATATGTAATCAACATTAGCATTTGTAGGCCAACTCCACGTTTCTATTCCATTAGGTATTGTACTATTATTATAACCATAAGCAAACATATAGTCAGCTTTAAGTTCTAATCCTTGTGCTGGTGTTGAACCAGGTGCAAATGGTTGAAGAGCATCTATTGATGTTTTCCAAGTAGATAAATTTACCATTACAGCACCTGCAGTTGGTAATTGACCATTAGCAAACATATTACTCATCCTACTAACATAATTAAAAGTCCAATTATCTAACGGTGGAATATTCTTTGTACCTTGAAACATAGAAGTCCACAAAACAGATTGATTGGTTCCTGCTGGTAAATTTGAACCCCATGTTTTATTAGTAAGTGTAGTTGAGTAATTAGGAGCACTAGGATCCCATTTACTATAAGCAAACATATACTGTGCATCAGTTGCTGTATTAAAATCCCACGTACTAAGATCTAAATCCATACCATTAGTAGAATTTACACCACAAAAATAAAACATAAAAGTTAAATAAACCTGTGTACTATTACTTAAAGGCTCTAATTGATTAATTTTTGATCCCCAGCCAGATATATTATAACCTGATTCACCAAAATATATAATGTTATTATTGTTTGAAAAGAAACTTGTAAGATTAAGCTTATTACTTGCTGTATTATTTATATCAAAATATTTTATTCCAACACCAGTAAAATTACCTTGAATCTGCTGCATAAAACTCGTAAAGTTAATATCTGCATTTGAATTAGTATTAAAAGTCCAACCACTCATATCAGCTTTAATAGTAAAAAAACCTACTTGACCAATTCTTGAAGAAGCAAACATTTGATGAAAATCCACACAATTATCCCAACTTATATTTGTCCAAATCAGAGGATAACCATAACCTGCCCAACTATTATAAAACGCTCTACTAGCATCTTGAATATTTGTTAGATCCCAATCACTAATTTCTTGCAATGGACCTGCAGTAAGATAATTAGGTTGACTGGGTTGATAGTAATTAGTATATGCACGTTTATTGTTTTGAAAAATTTTATGCATACTAACACATTGTGAAAAATCTGGTGTATCATCTGCTGCACAAACAGGAGCATATTCATTAAATTGAAAGGTATCACCTGCGTACATACCTATAGTTTGTAACCATTGAGTAGGGCCCCAATGTGTAACTATTGCTGAAGCCGCAACAATAACATTACCATTATTATATTCATTATCTGCATCTTCACTATATGCAAATCTAAAGTTATTAAAAGTTGTTCCTGATATTGGAACTATAGAAACATACATTGGACTATTATCCCAATTATCATTTCTATTTACAAATAGTTTATGTCTACCTTGTTGAAATGGACCT